TTAGGCTGGCTTTTTTAAGTCAGTCCGCCGCCCCTGTGCCGGCTTTTGTGCCTCGATGGGCTTGCCTGTTGCTGCATCAATCTCCTGCGCGGGACCTGTGCCGGGATTTGTGCCGGCCCCGTGCGCGGCCATTCTGCGGTCCTCGACTTCGAGGAAAGCGTAGGCGCGTTCGGTCTGGACGACGCTGCGGTGGCCGAGCTGGTCGCGGACCATCTCCAGGGACCACTTCTCCTCTTGGAGCAAGCGGCAGCCGTGGGTGCGCCGGAGATCGTGCCAGCGGAGGTTCTTGACCTTGGCGCGGGCCGCCGCGCGCTTCATGCCCCGGTCGAGGTGATTGAAACGCTCGCCGTCGTTGTGATCCGGCCGGGGGAGGGCGCCCTGGCGGCGCGGGCCGCGCCGCGTGGTGGCCGCGCCGTGGTGGAAGACGAACGGGCTTGTGAGGTGGCGCGGCATCGCCTTCAGCACCGCAATCGCCGGATCCAGCAGGATCACCGTCCGGTCGCGACGGCCCTTCGCGGTCTCGGCCGCCACCGTGATCTGATTCCGTGCGAGGTCGATCTGCGACCATGTGAGGGAGAACTGTTCCTCCATGCGCAGGCCCGTGTAGATCGCGAACACGATGGCGTCGCGAACGTAGGGGAGGGCGCCTTCCATCAGCCGGGCCTCTTCCGCGCGGGTGAGGTAGCGCGTGCGTGGCGGCGCCTCGCGCAGGCCGCGCTTGGAGCGTTGCTTCAGGAAGGGCGTGACCGGATTGACGTCCACCCACCCGTTCTCGATGGCAAAGCCATAGATGGTCGAGAGGCAGGCGAGATCGCGGCGGATAGTCGGCGCCGAGACACCCATGGTCCGGCGCGCCGTCTCGAACTCCTTCAGGTCGGCCATCTTCAGGTCGAGCAACAGCCGACCCTTGAAATGCGCGTCGAGCCACGCAATCGACACGCCGTAGCGCCGGAGGGTGTTCGGCCGCAGGGTCGGGCCGTGCTCCTTGATGAACGCGGCAATGACCGCGTTCACGCTCAGACGCGGCTTTGCCCCCCACGCCTGGGCTTCGAGGTCGTTGAGCCAGATCCTAAGGCGGTCGCGAGCAACGCTTTCAGATCGTGTTCGCAGGGACTCGCGGATGTCCTGGCCGTTCTTCTGGACGCGGGCCCACCACGTTTTGCCGCGTAGGTAGATGTCGGCCATTCGTTCACGGTCCTACGGGTTGATTCCCACCACCGGCTCACCGCAACAGGATCGAACACCCAGCTTGTGCCAGGACCGAAGGGCTGTCGAGCGCCGGGGACACGGCCTGCCGCCGCCATGCGGGTCCAGTGCCGTTCGGAGAAGCCATATTCATTGACGAGTTCTGCAACGCTGAGGTCCCGCGCCATGGCGTTACTCCGTTGGGAACAGTGAGGTTTGCCGAGGGTCTTCGCGGGCGCGCAGGCGCTCGATCTGTTCGACCTTCGCGGTGTCGCCGTCGCACTTGGCTTGCCAGTGGACGGGGCCGTACCGGTCCGTCTCAATGGCGCCGGCCTTGAGGGCGAGGGCGCGCTTGCCCTTCGCGATATCGAAGTGGACCCACGAGGCGTTGCGGTGGTGCCCGACGCTCAATTCCGGGTGGCCCTGAATCCACTTCCGCTGCACGCCGATGCGGTCGACTATCGCCAACAGCTCGTCGAGCGTGTCGGCCCAAAGGTGGCACATCAGCATGTTGCCGAACGGGTGGGTCGGCTGATCGACGTAGACCGTCACCGGCCACACTCCGTGTCCTGGCCGAGCGGCGGCATGCCGTTGTGCTCTTCACCGTCGAGGGCGCGACCGGCGGCTTTTTTGCCGACGAGAGCGAACGCGCTCCACTCCGGGCCGGCGCCGACGCGCTCGATGGAATTGGGGTGAGACTGGATCGCCTGGAACGAGATTTGCCCGCTGCCTTCCCGCATGGCATGCGTGCCGCCATCCCGGCACCACGCGCGCGGTTGCCATGATCCCCATTGCTTGAAGAAAAACGCCGTTCCGGCCGTCGCGCATTGGTCGCGGATCGCGCGGACCCAAGCCGGATGGGTCGGCCGCGCTTGGGCGCCACTCTCGCCGCCGACAATGACCCAATCCAGGCGCTCGCAGGGCATGCCTTGATCGAAGTTCATTCCTCGAAGCGCGTTTAGCTCGGCCCGATCCAAAGGCTTGATGTCCCGGAAATCGATGGGCCCAAGCAGCGGCTCGGCCGACACGAACCGCACGGCGGCAGGCGTCGCCAGCAAGTCTGGCACGCGCTCGTTGGCCCGGCGCTGATCCTCAGCGCTGACGCCGAGCCACACGTTTGGGAGCGGCCAGCCCTGCCATTTGCGGGACCCATCGGGGTTCCAGAACCGGTCGCTGACGGTATCGAGGTCAAGGAACTCGCCAGTCGCTTGATACACGCGCTCGTGACGATCATCGCCCTCGGCCTGCGCGGGCATGTCGTAAGCGGGTAGACCGGGGAACACGATCCGCTGGGCGGGTGCCGGCTGCCAACGCTCCTCGAACCACTCCCGCATCCGAGCGGCGCGCTTCGTCAGCACCTGAAAGGTGTGCTGCGGCGCCCGGGCCATGACGGCAAACACCCGGTCGATCCATTCATCCGGCACGCCCTCGGCGAACAGGTCGCCGTGGGCGCAGACGAAGATGCGCCGGGGCCGCTTCCACTGAAGCGGCTGGGTCAACCACGCCTCGTTGAGACGGACCTTGCTGCTCCAGACCGGCCCGGCCTTGCTGTCCGTGGTGAGGCCGGCGCGGGACGGGTGGTGCTTCAGTCGCGTGCCGGCGAGGCCCATGGCGTAGCAGTTGGTGCAGCCCGGCGAGACGATGGAACAGCCGGTGACCGGATTCCACGTCGCGTCGGTCCACCCGATTTTAGTGGTCTCGGCCATCAGGCGACTCCTGCGGTGTCGAGTTCGTTCGTGGGTCGAAGCGGCTTCCAACGGATCAGCACGCCCTCGAAGGCGATGCGGTCGCCCTCCTCCGGCGGGTGCTCGGCCCACCAAAAGCGGGCCATGTCCTCGACGCTCTCAAAGCCGTCCTCACGCGCGAAGGCGTCCATGCGGGCTGGATCGAGCAATTCGCCGCCGACCTCGAACAGTTCGGTCGCGGCGCGTTCCGAGAAGCACAACCGCACGGGCATCACCGACAGGCACGGTGTCCGGCCGAGGAGCGCGCAGTGCTTCGTCCGCATCCCGGTGTAGAGTTGCAGCTGCTCGCCCGGCCGCGCGTGTCGCTTCCGGTTCGCGCGGATCGTCTGCGCCTTCGTGCCCACGAGGATGGGCGGGCCGAACCGCTTCTTGAAGCTGTAGGCGACCACGGGCGTCACTCCGCTGCGAAGAGGGGCATGGCCGCCGGGGCGGCGGCTGTTCTGACGGTGTCGAAGTCGATGGCGTCCGCGTTGGCCCCGATCAGCGCCTTGGCCATGTCGGGGCACACGGAGTTCCCGCACGCGCTGCCCTGCTGCTCCAGGGTGAGCGGGATGATGGTTCCGTCTTCCATCTCACCCCGGTCGATCACGTAATCTGGCCGGAAGCCCTGCGCGCAGAACCGCTCGCGCGGCGTCAGCATCCGCATGCCGATGTCCACGATGGCGTAGGGCTGGCCCTCGACGCTCACCGTGACGACTCCGTGTCGATCCTTCGCGGTCAGCGTATGGGCGGGCTCGTTCGCCGCCTGACCGATGGCCCCGCTGCCGTAGTATTTCGACAGGAAGGCGTAGACGGCCGCCGCATGGTTGCCGCCGGCCGAGAACGTGGGGGCCGGCGCGTCGACCGGGCCGTCACGGCGGTCTGAGCCGCGCAGGTTCAGCATGTGGGCGGCGACGACCTGCTGCTGCGAGCCCTTCTGGCTTAGTGTCGACAGCGGCTCGCGGGCATCGTGCCCGACCGCGCCGAGGTTATGCTGCGCCAGGAATGCCGCGACCACACCGGCCTTGCCCGCGCCGCCGGCCGTGATGGTACCCACCGGCTCCTCGACGTCGGACCCGACCGACGCGCCGAACTGGCGGGTCATGTGGATCGCGGCAAGGCTCCCCTCGTTGCCGGTCGGAACGAGGGCGGGGAACGGCTCTTCGAGCGAGCGCGTGCGCGGATCTTGGCCGAGCCGCTCGCCGTAGCGAGGGACGAGGAAGCCTGAGACGACCGCCTGGGCGCCTGCGGTTGTGATGGTCGACACCGGGTCGCCAACGGCATGCACGCCCTTGCGCGCGGGGTCGCCGCTCGTCTGGTCGACGCGGATCAGATGCGGCGCGACCACGGTGTTGTGGTCCTTCGGGCTCGCCGTGATGGTGTGCAGCGGGGCCGTGATGTCCCGATTCGCGCCGCCTTGCTGGGCGTAGGACACGAATGAGGTGACGACGGCCTCGCCGCGCTTGCCCGTCATGGTCGGCATCGGCTCGTCAACAGCGTGGTCGCGGCCCCCGGTGCTGCCGCCGTGGTTGATCTGGACGAGGAACGGCTTGGCCGCGTCGAGGACGTACCGCTTCGTGCCCTTGGCGATGCGGGCCATGGTTGCGTCGGCCAGGGGGCGGTTCGCGCGGATGCCGTACCGGGCCTTGATCTCGGCCGAGGTCTCGAAGATCGACGGGCAGGGCAGCGACCAATCGATGATCTCAGCGGCCGTGCGCCAGGGCTTGAGCACCCCCGCGATCACGCCCGGGTTCGTCGGGCCGCCATGGGTTGGAGCCGGCCAGACGATGGGCCGCCCGTCGCGCCGGGCGACGAGGAACAGGCGTTTCCGAATCGTCGGCGCGCCATAATCGCACGCCCGCAGTTCGCGCCATTCGACGGCGTAGCCCATGGCGCGGAACGCCGCGACGAAGCTCTGGAACGTGGCGCCTTTCTGAACGGGGCACGGGCGCCCGTCCTCCAGCAGCGGCCCCCAATCCTGAAACTCCTCGACGTTCTCCAGGCACACGAGGCGCGGGCGCTGCCGCTTCGGCAGGCTCTTGATCCAGCGCACGCCGACCCAGGCGAGGCCGCGGATCTGCTTCTCGCGCGGCTTGCCGCCCTTCGCCTTCGAGAAGTGCTTGCAATCCGGTGACATCCAGAGGAGCCCGACGGGCCGCCCGGCGCACAGCCCCACGGCGTCGACGTTCCAGACGTCCTCCTCGACGTGGTGCGTGTCCGGATGGTTGATTCGGTGCATCGCGAGCGCGATGGGATTGTGGTTGAGGGCATAATCCGGGTCGCGACCGAGCGCGGCGCGGATGCCCTCGCTGGCGCCGCCCCCGCCCGCGAAGCTGTCGATGATGAGGGGGCGCGTCATGCCGCGACTCCCTGGCGCTTAGCCTTCTTCGGCTTCCTCGCAGGTCGATCCCCCACCTGCGCCCAGCGGCGAACCTCGGGGTACGTCACGCCCTTCAGCGCGACCCACGCCTCGCGGCACTGCTCCAGGGTGAACATCGCGGTGTGACAGGTCTCCTCGGTGAGCCCCATACGGTTCGCGAGGAAGCGATAGACCCGCGTCCGGGCGGCGCGCCGGATCTGCTTGCGGGCGCGCTCGTCCTCGGGCTCGTACAGCCCGCAACGGTCGGCCATCTTCCACAGCGGGTCGATGCGGCTGTGATGCAGCATCATCCGCGCCTCGCGCAGGGCCGCGTCCGCCGGGAAGCCCAGCGGGTTCTCCGTGCCCGGGTGGCACCCGACGTAGGTGTCCTCGCAGATCGTGCACGTCCAAATCGGCTTGTCGGCGAGGTCAGGCCGGCGCGGGTAGATCTCGGCGTCGTCGGTGAGGCGGGCGGCGGTCCCGCAGGTCGGGCAGATCGGCGCGGTCATCTCCCTACTCCGCTGCGATCAGGAGCGGGTTGCCGGGCGTCCACGTCGGCTCGGATGCCTCCTCAATGTAGCCGTTCAGGCGCGCCAAGCTCTCCTGATCTAGCCGCCAGCCGCGCCCCCAAACGGTCTCGATGGTCACCCGCGTCTGCGAAAGCATCAGCTTCCGCCGGAGCTTGCAGATCCACACATCGAGGATCTTCTGATCCGGCATGTCGGCTTCGAGGATGCCGTACAGCGTGATCAGCATCCGCTCCCGGTGCAGCACGTTCGGGCTGGCCTTGCGCAGGGCCAACAGCACATCGCGCTCGCGCCCCGTGAGGCGCCATGCGGAGGGGATGATCGCCTGCGGGATGAGGAACTGCCGCATCTGACGCAAGGCTTCCTTCAGCGTCGCGTTTTCCTCCATGAGGGCGATCACCTGCGGCCGGGTGAGGTGGTGAGCGGATGCGTTCATCTGGCCCTCCTGAGGGCTTGGCGGCGGGGAGACGGTGGGGGCGGGAGGCGTCAGGCGGCTTGGTCGCGCTCGGGCGTGCCGTCGTCAGCGCTTGGCGCGCGCGGCGAGGTGGTGCTGGGCGGTATGAAGGACGTCCTCGTCCATCTGCTGGCCGGTGACCCACCGCAGGTAATCGGACGGGACGTCGGCCCAGGCCGTGCCGCGATGCTTGCCGAAGTTGCAGCGGGGCAGAAGCGCCGGCCGCGACGAGATCCGCACGAGTTCGTCGAGGCTGGCGAGCTTCAGCATCTCGCGCAGGATAAAGGCGGTGACGTAGGCGTCAGGGCCGGCCCGATGCGCGGGGTCAGCCATGGCTCGATCCAGGCCGGCCGGCTTTAGCCAATAGCGAAGCGTTCCGTTGTTGTGGGCAGGCGCGTCCGGCCAGAGCGTCAGGGCGCATTTGTAGGTGCAGACCCACTCCACATCACCGGTCACCTCCGGCGTGAGCCACTGCCGCTCGAAGCGGGCGTTGTGTGCGACCAGCACCACGCGGCGAGCCTGGAACCGCTCTTCGTCGTGCAGTACGGGGGCGATCGCGACCTTGATGTCGGGCGCGCCGATCACGTCATCATCGGTGATGTGGTGGACGGCCGAGGTCTCGGGTGGGATGGGGTGCCCAGGGTTCACGAGGAGGTTCGCCGGGCGCCCGACGATCCACTCGTCGCCGTCGCGGACAAGATCGCAAAAACCGATCTCGCAGATGCCTGCGGGCGGCTCGAAGCCGGTGGTTTCGAGGTCGACGACACGGATCAGCATTAGGCGGCCTCGTTCTGGCTGGAGTGGTCGCTGTCGTCGGGATTGGAGGCTTCGGCGTCGGCGACGAGGCGCTGCAACTCGTCCCAGATGTCACCGAGCGCCCCGTAGGCGGCTTCGGGAAGCGGACCAACGAACTCGTCGAGCGCGCTCTGCCCCTTCGCTGCGGCTGCCCGTGCTGCGGTGAACATCCGGTCTCGGGCAGTTTGCGGCCTGGTCTCGCCCCCTCCCGCATCGCCTTTGGAGGGCGTCGGGCCTCGCTCGGAAGCGAGCGGTTTCACCGTGAAAGGCTTCCGGCTCGCCCGCTTCTCCGTGAGCGCCATCGTCACCGGGGCGGCGATGTCCGACATATGGCTGATGCGGATGCCACCCACGGCCATGCCGCCGAACTGCACCTTGTCGTCGCGGTACAGCGTCATCCGGCGCCCGACGTAGGCGTTGCCATCGGCGCCCCAGACCCACACGAGGACTCGCCGCATGGACTTGCCGGGCTTGTAGGGTTTGCCGCCGTCGCCCTCGAACCCGATGGCGATGGGCTGGTCGGGCTCGGCCATCTTGGTGACCCGCGTCACCTTGATGGTGCGCGGGCCGCCGATCAGGTCGTCGGCGTTGAGCTGGTCGCTCTTCGGAGCGATGGTCTGCGAGAGGTCCGTCACAGCACGATGTCCCTGACGGGACGCACGGTCGGAACAGCTTTCGACGCGGCCACGGCGCCCAGGTAGCGGTCATGGGCCTCGGCCAGACGCTTCTCGAAGTCGCTGGCCGCCGCAACGATCGCAGACTGAACGGTGTCGTCCGGATAGACCCGCATCACGGCCATGGGCAGGCCGCCGGAATACGAGACGAGATCGCACCACGACCGCTCGGATACGAGGAGGCCGGTCTGGATCTGAAGCAGGTAGTCGCTCGGGATCGTCCCCTCGGCAACGTGCACCACGAAGGTCTCGATCTGGTACTTTTGAAGGCGGGATTTCACCTCGACGAGACCGTCGCTGCCGACGAGGCCGTCGGGCGAGTACCCGAGCGTGAAGCCCCATTTATCGTTGGTGATGAAGCCGACGCACTCGGTAGGCGCGTAGTGCCGGCTGTAGATGGTGAGGGCTTCGACCTCGTCTTCCTGCCCGCGCAGCATGTCGTCGCTGATGTATCGGGGCTCGACGTGCTGGGTGATCCGCTGGGCGAGGAGTTCGTAGAGGTGCGCCCGCTCCTTCTCGTTCTTCGCCGCCTTGAAGGTCGGCGTCAGGATCAGCTTCATCTCGCTGGCGGTGAGCATGCCGCAGCGGGCGGCGAGCCACTCGTCGGTGCCCTGGAAGAGGTCGGCGTGGATGCGGACGGACGAGGAGGCTCGGCCGGCGTTGGCGATCATTTCCATGGTGTTCACTCGGCTGCGACGGGAAGGGCGGACGGCTCGGCCTGGGCGGCGGCCGCGTTCACCTGGGCGATCCAGGCTTCGGCGAAGGCGATGCGCTCGGCCGGGTTGTCGGCGGGCTCGATGACCATGAAGGCGCCGGCGCCGTGCCGGTCCTCGATGGTGGCGCAGGTGCCGAACCGGATGCGGTACGGGGCGCGGCTGTAGAGTTCGGCGGCGTCCACGCTCACCCCTCCATCCGGTCGCGGAGGCGCAGGACGGTGTTCTCGGCCCGGTCGAGCATCAGTCCGAAGACGATGGGGGCCGAGGTGCCCAGGACCCAGGCGAGCCCGATCAGGAACGGACCGGCGGCGATGGCGAGGCAGGCGAGTTGGGGGTCGGTCATCACCGGCCGCCCAACTTCGCCAGATCTGCCATAGCGTTCTGGATTTCGGTGAGGCGCTCCTGCAGAAAGGCATGCATCTGCGCGTACGCATCGGCTTTGTGCGGCTCTTCCCGGAATACAGGATCGACAACGCCGACTTCCTGCAGAACCGAAAACGGAATTCCTTTTGCGCGAGCGACCCGCTCGGCCTCTTGGAAGGCTGATTCCAAGGTTTCGTGCCGGAATGGCGCCCGCCACGTGGCTGTATTTGTGGGATCGGGCTCGCGCTGACGGACATAGAACCCACCTTCGGCAGGGCTGGACATCGCAAATCTCTATCGTTGGGAGGAGGTGGCCGGGCCGCCCGGCGTGAGCGGCCCGGCGGGCGGCTCAGGCGGCGGGCTGAAGGTCGGCCGCCTCGGTCTGGGCCGGGGCGCTCGCGGGTGCCGGGTCCTGCTCGCCGGTCTCGGCCGGCGGCGTGTAGGGCTCGAACATCCAGCCCTCCTCCCAGGAGGCGGTCACCTCCCCGTGGGGGCAGTCGCAGACCGAGGCGACGCGGATATCGAGCTTGGCGCCGAAGCGGGGGTGATCGACGTGGTTGGGGTCGGTCACCGCCAGATCGGCGTCGATCCGCTCCATCAGTTCCAGCACGATGCGCGGGCGGCCGATGCCCTTCAGCGGGCTGTCCGCACGCGGCGTCACCAGATCGCCCGGCTCGAACGGGTTCGGCGCTTCATACCGCTCGGCGGCCGCCTTCAGCGTGGCGATGTCCTGGGCGAGGGGGCGCTTCGGAAGGTGGGCCGCCTTCTTCGCCGCGTCCGCCCCGGCAATGGCGGCGAGGAGGATGTCAGCGAACGGCGTGCCGGTGATGTTGCCGAGGTCGATGATCTTGGGATTGGACATGGGTTCTCTTTCGTCTGGAGCGCGACGCGCTCGGGGGTGAAGGCGGAAAGGGGTGGGAGCCGCTCAGGCTGCGCGGCGCCGATCCAGGCAGTCGGCCGGCCCGAGGCGCTCGCCCTCGAAATCGGGAGCGCGACTGCCAGCCTCGACCCACGCCGTGGGCTGCGGGATGCCGTGGCGGGCGAAGGCGTCGTCGAGGCTGCGGGGCAGTTCGATGGCGGCGGCCTCGACGTAGGCGGCGACGTCCCGGAGGATCGCGGCGGTGACGTCGGTGAGCGACTCGGCGCCGGGCGTCAGGTCGGCCGCGTACACCTCGGTCAGGACGTAGGCATCGAGTTGGCCGGTGCCGAGGTATTCGACCACGGCGGCGGCGGTGTCGCCGACACGGGTCTCGGCCAGAATGTCCTCGGGCGCGCTGCCGTCCCGGGGAATCGTGAACCGAACGATGTGGGTCGGCGGCGCGGCCTTCCGGATCGCGGCAAGGCGCATCTCGATCTGGACCGCCGCCCGCGCCTGGGCTTCGGTCTCATGGCGCCCGAGGTGCCGGCGAAGGTTCGGGCTGTGGCCCTTCGTGTCGACGAACTCGGCGTCCCACCGGCCGTAGAGCTTGATGACGGAGCCGAGGATCACGCCCTGCGCGCCGGTCAGGTCGCGGCGGGTCGCGGAGGTCTCGATCCAGACGGGGGCGGGTGCGGAGGCAGCCTGCGCCTGCTGCTGCTGGCACGGCTGCGGGACCATGGCGCCGGCGGCCTGCTGGGCGACAAGGCGGGTGCCGAGCTTCCGCACCGAGAACGGCCGAGCGTTCTTCTTGTCGACGAACCCGTCCTTGGTGCGCTTGACCTCGACGCCCTCCCAGATGTGGTCGAGCGCGGGATCCGCGAACGCCTTCACGCGGAAGAACTGGCCGGCGAGGGTTTCGATGATGGTGGTGGGCTGGGGCACTTCGGGGCTCCATCGCGTGAGCTGATGGAGCGAAGCTACCGATATTCCGGTATCGGTGTCAACCGGTATTCCGGTTGCGTTCTACCGTTTCGGTTCAATACGGTATGAAATGACGCAGGTGCAGGGACATCACAAAATTTGGCGGTCCACAGGAATGGAAAAAGCCCCACCGGTATGGCGGGGCCTGCTGTTTGGCAAAAAAAGTCCGCTAATTTTGATTTAAAGTAAGTGCTTTTGCAGTTTCCGCGATCTTCTTATTTGAGTAGTAATCAAACTCTTCCATTGAAATCTTTTTGTCTTCGACCATTTTCGCCAACATAATATTATAAAGATTTAGCTCTATAATGGCGGCGGGCGGATCGAAATACGACATATCTATTTGATGATACCTCTTATAGTATTCCAAGAAAGTAATCTTATTTGAGCGAGCGAGAGCTTTGAGCCGATCTGTGGCATCGCGCCCTTGTGCCGCGCGATCTCGCGCTCCAACCGCTCCCATCTGCGCCTGTAGCGAGACTGAAGAGGTCGCCACCCCGATCAAAACAGCAAGAGGTATGACGAATGATTTTCTCACAGCGATCTACATCCTTGAGAATTTCGCTGAAACCCGACCGATAATGTGGACATTGCCGTCCAAGGCGAGAAATATCGGCTTATAGTTGCTATTTCGGGAGGTGCAGACGATCTTTGGTGGAGATGAGCCGCGAACGATTTCTACTTGCTTGATTATTACTCCATCGCCATCCCAAACCGCGAAGATCCCACCCTGCCTTGGGTCGGTGTCTTTTCGGTCGATGACTACCCGATCCCCGGATAAGAGAGCCTTCGCGGTACCGTCATCCATGGAGTCGCCCCGGACCGGCAGGATATCGGCAAAGCCATACGTCAGCCCCAGTTCGCGCTCGACGTAAGATTGCGGAAGCCCCCAATTTGCGACTGGTTCGTGACCAGAGACACCGCCGTCGCGCCATTCGCCGTCGTCCATCCCGCCGCCGTAGGATGCCCCGGCACGAATGTCGTATTCAGGCAGGGATTTGCGGGAGACGGAAGCCTGGTTCGTAGGGTGCTTGGCCGCCCGTGCGGGACGTGGCCCATCGGCGCCCGGCTCAAGCCGATCCTGGCTTTGACCCAGCAGCCACTCTGGCGTCACGCCACAAGCACGGGCGATTTCAATTAATTTTCGAGGGCGGCTGCCCTTAGTTTCGATGTCCGCGACACCCTGCTGCGACATGCCAACCCGCTCCGCCAGTTCTGACTGAGACAGGCCAGCATTTTCGCGGGCTGATTTCAAACGGCTGCCGAGGTGGTCCATGCCCCTTGCTATCGGTGGCATAACCGACCGTCCCTACCGTAAATACGGTTGACTTTACCGCTTTCTCGGTACATTTCGGTGGCATGAGCCCGAACCATCAAGCGCTCGCACGAGCTATCGAAGTTGCAGGTGGCCAAGCGGGCCTGGCGAAGGCGATTGGCACATCCCAATCGAACGTCTGGACATGGCTCAATAAGAGCAAGCGCGGCGCCCCGGCCGAGTGGGCGCTTCGGATTGAGGCAGTCACGCAGGTTTCGCGTCACGATCTGCGCTCCGATGTCTTCCCCGCCCCAGCCGAGGTCGCCGCCTGATGCGCCGCCGCCGCACCCCCTGGCAGGGCCGCACCGAACCGAACTCCAAGCCTACAGCGCGCAGCGGCAAGCGGTTGCCGACGCCGGTGATCGATCGTTCCGGCTTCTACGGTTTCCGAACGCAGGGACTGGAGCGCGTTCTGAGTTCCCGTGTGCTTGCCGATGCAAAGAATAAAATCGCTGAGGCACGGGCTATGGCCCAGAAAACTTCGTGCGAAGGCGAAGGACAGCTTCGGCCGTACCCGGCACTCCAGAAGCAAGGCCATTAGCCATGCCCTCCAGATGCTGCAGCACTTCTTTCTGCTTTGAGTCCGACAAGGTGTTGAATATTGCTTTCAGGGCAATCTCTATCGCTTCCGCGCGCGGGTTGATCGCGGGCTCCGTCATTCTCAGCTCCTTGGTTCGGTTGGCACTGACCAAGGTAGCGGACCGGGCGGGACGCGCCATCGCGGCGTGCATCCCGTCCGCGTCTGCGCTCGTCGCGGGGCGCGCCTGACATGGCCGCGCTCGCCGCCATCATCTTCGCGGCCTTGGCCATTGTCGGCCTTGGCACCGCGTTCCTGACCGGCTCCGGCCGCGCGCTGACGTTCGGCCTCGCCGACGTTGCAATCGGGCTCGTCGCCTTCTGCATCTGGGCGTGGTCGCTGTGAGCGCCGCCCTTAAGAATTCGTCCTTCGGGGCGTCCACAGGTGGAGTGACGGCGAGCGCTGCCGCACCGACCACGCAAACGGGCACACGCAGCGCCGGGGACATGGCCCCGCCGGTGGCGTCGCAGGCAACTGCGCCGGCCACGGTCAAAAGTCATGTGACTGTCGGGATAGTTCGACTGCAATCGAACGCCGGATACGCGAACGCGAACCGCCCTCGGGCCTACGCAGAAGATGCAGGCGTGACTTCGCCGGGTGGAGAGCAACCCGGCACCCATTCCCCTCGAGCCGGGATGATCCGGCCGAGCGCCGAGACCGTGAACGGGTTCTGCGTTTCGACACGCGGCCTTGGCGCTTCCCCTTCGCGCCTCGTTGGCGCGTCCGTGGCCCGTCGTGCGGGCATCCAGCGCTCTCTCGCTGGTCTTCCTCACTGGACTGGCCGGGGTCATCGCGCCCCGGCCCTTTTCCCCTCGCGTGATCGTCGTCGCCGCCAAGCTGCCGATCACGCATCTGTACTGCGTGCCTCGTCTAACCTCCATTTGCATAACAGCGTCTCCCGCCCGTGTTTCTCAATAAACACGGACAGATTTGATGATGTGCAAATTCTGTTTGCGGAGGATGCAAGTGCCCGACGCTGATATCGCCCGCGCTCAAGACTTCGCCGACGACCTTCTCCGCTGGGAGACGCGCGGCCCCGGCGACACCGCCAACGCCATGAAGCGCGTCGCCCAGCGCGCCGCCCTGCCCTTCTCCAAGCTCTGGGCGCTCCGCTACCGGCCGCCCAAGGCCGTCGCCTCCCACGTCCTTGCGGCCCTGGAGGCCGCCCATGCCCGCGAAGTCGAGCGGCAGTTGAGGAAGCTCGCCCATGACGTCGAGATCACCACCCGCCTTACCGGCCCTGCGGACCCTGCTGTCGCTGCGGCTCAAGCTGCTCTTCGCGCGGCTGAAGGCGCGCGTGCGGGCCTGGTGGGACCGCCTCTGGCGCCGGCTCCGGCCGTGGCGCGGCGGGTGAAGCCCCACTTCGATTTGCCGCTGTTCCAGGCGGCCCAACAGGGAGAGTGACGATGGTGGACAGTGGTGATCAGGCGCGGGCGTTCGCGCAGAAGATGGCGCCGCTGCCGGCGTTCCATGCGACGCACGTCAGCCACAAGCACGTCGAGGCGTACCGGATCGCGGCAGTGGAGTGCCTGCGGGACGGTTCCGGCACCGTGACGCTGGAATGCGGTCTCGTCGTGGGCGCGCCACTCGGGTTCGCCACACGCGGAGTTCCGTCCGCCGGGGATTACCTCGTCCGGTACGAGCCGACCGACACGCATCCGCAGGGCTACCTCTCGCATTCGCCGCGAGCGGTGTTCGAGGCCGGGTACGTCGCCGCCTCCCGCCAACCCGACGGCACCGGCGCCCCGGCCCTGACCCGCGACGAAGCCGACGCGGTGGTGGAGCGCTCGACGGCACCCCGCGTCACGGCGGACAGCATCACGGCGAAGATCGCCGGCTCCAAGTTCTTTCGCGACGGGGTGCTGACGATCTGCATCATCACCATGCGGAACGGCTTCACCCACATCGGCAAGTCGGCCTGCGCCTCGCCGGAGAACTACGATCAGGCGGCGGGCGAGCGGTACGCCTACGACGACGCGTTCCGGCAGGCGTGGGCGTTCGAGGCGTATCTGCTGCGCGAGACGCTGACCGCCAGCGCCGCCGAGCGGCGCGGCCAGGACGTCACCGTCGAGGCGCCCCCTTCCGCGACCCAGGACACCCGCTCGCGCGGCGAGCCCCGCGCGCCCCGGTTCGACGACCGTCTGCCGGGCGGGCGCCCGCATCCCTGACCCCAGAAACAGAACCGCCCGGTCCCTTTGCGGCGAAGCAGGGAGCCGGGCGGAAGTGGTGTGCTCTTGTGGAGTAGGAAAATGGTATCCCAACATGCCGCGTCTCCGCAAGTAGACGCATCCAGCGTTGCTGCCGATCAACTGAAATCCTTCATCGAGCGCATCGAACGGCTCGAAGAAGAGAAGGCCGGCTTGGCCTCGGACATCAAGGACGTTTACGCGGAGGCCAAGGGGACCGGCTTCGACGTGAAGACGATTCGCAAGATCGTTCGGCTTCGGAAGATGGACCACGCCAAGCGGCAGGAAGAGGAGGCCGTCCTCGAACTCTACATGATGGCGCTCGGAATGCTCGGTGACACGCCGCTCGGGCGTTCGGCCGTCGAGCGCGAGGTCGCTCAGACCAAGATCACCATCTCGGCCGGCGGGCGGACCGTCGAGACCACGGGCACGAAGCTCGCCGAAGCCACTGCTCGGATGGAGTTGCAAAGCCGGGTCAAGGACGCGTTCGCAGGCGTGCCGGGCGTCACCGTCACCACCAATGCGAGAATCCCTCGCCGTGGCGCCTCGGTGCTGCGCACGGCGGCGAAGCGAATGCGCTCCGACGGGCAGATCGACATCGAAGACGCCATTGCCGGGAGAGCCTGAGCCATGGGCTGCTCTGATCCCGTCATCACTGCCGCCGATTTCCGCGCCCTCGGCCCGGCTGGCGTCCTCGCCCGCCTGAAACGCGAGGAGGCCGCGCGACGCCCAGCGCCGGCCACCCGCCGCGCCCACACGCCGAAGTGCGAGTTGCGCCCCGAATGGGTCGACCGGCCCATAGCAGAGACCGTCGTCCTCGACCTGCCGATGCCGCCAGGGGTGAACAACCTCTATTTCAATCGGCCCGGCGTCGGGCGGGTGAAGGCGGCCCGGTACCGCAGGTGGCGCGCCGACGCCGTGCGCCTGGGCGCGCTCCAGGCTCCCGGCCGGATCGTCGGCCGCGCGGACATCACCATCCACCTCATGGCCACTGAGGGCGATACCGACGCCTACGCCAAGCCGCTGATCGACGCCGCCAAGCAGATCGGAGTCATCGCCGACGACGGGAAGCGGTACGTCCGCCACGTCACCAGCCTCCGGTCCGATAGGCCCGATGCCGTGCGGATGGTGTTCGTGCGCGTCACCGACGGCGTTGCGGTGGCGTCATGACCCCGACACGCCCCCTCCTCCGCTGGCACGGCGGCAAATGGCTGCTCGCCCCCTGGGTGTTGAAGCACTTCCCGGCCCACCGCCTCTACACCGAGGTATTCGGCGGCGCGGCCAGCGTCCTGCTGCGCAAGCCCCGGTCGCATGCCGAGGTCTACAATGACCTGGACGATGACGTGGTGAACCTGTTCCGGGTCCTGCGCTCTGGGGACGCCCCGCGACTGATCGCCGACCTGCGCGCCACGCCGTTCGCGCGCGCCGAGTATGAACAGGCCCACGAAATTGCCACCGACCCCGTCGAGGAGGCGCGGCGCTTGGTGGTGCGGTCCTTCATGGGCTTTGGCTCGGACTCCAGCAATCGTGGTGTCCGGAGCGGCTTCCGTGGCAACGCGAATCGGAACGGCACCACCCCATCGCAGGACTGGGCGGGGTTCCCCGACGCCCTCGTGATCCTCGTCGAGCGCCTGCGCGGCGTGGTGATCGAATGCCGGGACGCGTTCGAGGTCCTGACCCAGCAAGACGGGCCGGAAGCGCTCCACTACCTCGACCCGCCCTACCTGCCGGCAACCCGCTCGCAGAAAGGCCGGCGGGTCGGCTCTGGCTACTATGCATACCGCCACGAGCTGACGAGCGAGGACCACGCCCGCCTGCTCGACGCCGTCCACGACTTGAGCGGCATGGTGGTCCTCTCCGGCTACCCGGCGCCGGCCTACGAGGCTGCGCTGCGTTCCTGGCGCCGCGTGGAGCGGCCCGCCCTCGCCGACGGCGCCCGGGCTCGCACCGAAGTGCTGTGGATCAACCCGCGCGCCGCCGCCCGCCTCGAGGCTTTCGGCTCGGTCTTCGCTCAGTCCCACCTCTTCGACACGGCAGGTGCAGCATGAAGGCGGCCCCCACGTTCCGCCCGAGCGAACTGCACGCGATGGGTCTGGCCCTGCTCGAACGCGAGCGGGCCGAGGCGCGCGACCGGATGGCCCATGGCCGTAAGGGTCGGAAAATTTCCGGACCGTCAGAGGTTCGTGACCGGGTCGGCGCTCGCTTCGGGATCTCCGGTCGCCAACTCGACAAGATCGCTGACATCTGCCGGGCGGCCGAGGCCGAGCCCGAGCGGTTCGGCCACCTCCTCGAGGAGATGGATCGCACCGGCAAGATCAATGGCCCCCACACCAAGCTGCTGCGCGCCCGCGACGAGGACCGCGTGCTCGGTCTCGCCCCGGTGAAGGGCCGGTTCCGCACCCTGGTGTTCGATCCGCCGTGGGACGAGGACAACATCTCGGACGCAGCCGGGCACGACTATGCCCTGATGCCGTTCGACGAGATCCTCGCCATCCCGGTCCGCGATTGGGCCGAGGACGACGCGCACCTCTACCTCTGGGTCACGAACAACACGATTCTGCTCGCCCCGCCGCTGCTCGCCGCCTGGGGATTCCAGCACAAGACCGTCCACACCTGGACCAAGCCGCGCCTCGGGCGCGGCCGCTATTTCCGCAACACCACGGAGCACGTGATCTTCGCCGTGCGCGGCGACCTCAAGACACGGGCGCCCGCGCGCGCCACCCGCACCAACCACGCTTGGCCCGTGGGCGCGAACAGCGTGAAGCCCGAGGGCTTCTACGACCTCGTGCGGGCCTGCAGCTACCCGCCCTATGGCGAGGGCTTCCAGCGGACGGCCCGGCCCGACTTCGTGAATCTGTACCAGCCGGGGCCTGTCCTCGCGGCGGCGGAGTAGCGGCGATGCGAAACGCACGTCTTGGGGGCCTTGCGCTGCTCGCCCAGGAAGCTGCCGACGACGCCTATCGTGAGGTTCATCGCCTTCACGAGGCAGTTCCAGGGGACTCGCCGATCGAGCGCCTGTTCTGCGCAGCGATGTGGTCGCTTGCGCATCGTCGGGATCGGCCTGTCGATAACCTCCTAGCGCTGAGTGCTCAGTACGAACTGGCAGAAGCCGTCCGGGATTCGATCGCCAAGTGCACCTTCTTCTCGACCGCCTACGTCGAGTCGCAGGTCCAGATCGCCGGCTGGCGTGTGGATTTTGCGATCTCCTTTCCCGACACGGCCGCCCCTGTTGGCGCGCCGCTTCGAAAGCTTCTGGTCGAGTGTGACGGCCACGAGTTCCACGAGCGGACCAAGGCACAGGCAGCACGCGATCGATCACGAGATCGCCTCGCCCAGCACCAGGGCCTTCCGATCTTCCGGTTCACCGGCTCGGAGATTTGGAACGACCCGTGCGGCTGCGCGGACGAGGTACTGAGCTTCATCGCTGGGGAGACCCGGCCATGACCGTCACTGCCGAGATGATCGACGCCATGGTCGCCGCCGGGATCGCTCCGGAGCAGATCCTTGTCGTGGTCCGGTCCGAACTCGCTCGCCAGCACGTCGCGGACGGTGAAGCCGAGCAAGCTCGGATCGAGCGGAACCGTGAGGGCAACCGCGCCCGGCAGGCGGCCTACCGAGCACGGCGTAACGCGCGTAACGCCGAAAGTAACGGATGTAACGCCGATAACGAAAGTAACGGCGTTACGCCCCCTAAAAGGTCCCCCACACCCCCTAAAACTACACCCCCGGTAGATTCCCCCTCGGACCCTAAGGGGTCCTCTGCCCCCAAGGGGGCCGACCGGCATCGGGGGACCCGCATCCCGACGGATTTCGGACTGCGGCCGGAAGCCCGGCAGGCTTGCCAGGACGCCGGACTGACCGGCGGCGACGTCGACGAGGCTCTCGCTGAGTTCCACGATTTCTGGGTCGGCATGCCTGGGGTCCGGGGTCTGAAAACCGACTGGCTGGCCACCCTCCGGAACCGCCTCCGCGAAACCGTCCGACGGGGCTCGAAGGCCCGATCACCGCCAGCGAAACGCGGCACCGGCAACGGCTTCCTCGACGCTCTCCTCGACGACCACGGGGCTCCCCATGACCCAACTCCCGACCATCAGCGATACGATCACGGAAACGTCCATCGCCTTGCGGCCGGCGGACGCCACTCGGGACGGTGACGTGCTCGTCGCAACGTACCGGAATCGGCTCGACCGTGACGGCAGGCGGGGTGTCCCAGCGTCGATCCGTGCTGACCGGGCGCCTAGCGATGCCGACCGGGACGTCATGGCCGGGCGGCTGGCTGATCTGCGGTCCGGCCTTGCCGATGGAGCGGAGGGCGAGGCGGCAAAGCGCAAGGTCGTCCTCGCCCTCCTGAGTGCCTTCCCGACCTACGGCCTCGACGCCAAGGGCGCCGGGACTATGGCCGCCCTCTACGTCCGAGCCCTGGTGGATCTGCCAACCTGGGCGGTCCAGGCCGCCGCATCGAGGTTCCTTCAGGGCCGCACCCTCACGGAATGGTCGGGCGACAAGTGCCCGACACCGCCCCAGGTCACCGCGGAATCGCGCCGGTCGCTTGATGCGATCCATGCGGAGATCAAGACCCTCTGCGAGGTTCTCGACGCGGTTGTCTACCAGCCGATCTCGGACGCCGAGAGGCAGCGGGTCCTCGACGATATCGCCGCAGCGCCCAACAGCCTGCTGATCGCCGGCCGTACGCCGCGCCTCGCAGCCCCCCCCAGCCTCGCAGGGTCGGCGGTGTCCGATATCGTCGCCCCGCTTCGGGGCCTCGATCTCTCGCACCTCATGGAGCGGCTCGACCGCAGGCGGGTGTCGGCGTGAGCGCCGCCCTCGCCCTCCCCACGGAAGCCAAGCGCATCGTCGAGGCGTGGCGGGCCGGCGTGCGCTCCCTGCCGGTCCTGGCACCGCCCTGTCGGGGGATGACGTCGGCGGGCTGGCCGGGCGTCCGCGCCGGGATGCTCGAGTTCCTCGACACATCGGGCCTCGACGCGGTGCGCATGGGCTTCGGCACCCGGGCGCTGTTCGGCGTCCATCGCCTTGCTGCTGCCCTGCGCGTCGATTCCTGTGGTGTCCTCGTCATGGTGACATGGGTGCCGATCGCGAGAATGGAGCCGGGCGTAATCCGGCTCGCGAACGGCCTTGTGAGCCGGGGCATGACGAACCCCGACGAGAGTATCCCCATCTGGAAGTTCGGAGACAGCCCCACCCGTGGCAGATGAGACCCTTGTGCGCGCGCGTCCCGAAGGCCCGGACCCACCGACGAGCCCCAGCGGACGCACGCCCTCATTCGATGCCGGCACCGTCGAGGAGTGGACTGTGATCGCCTGGCGGGCCGACCGCAGGGCGAAATACGAAGGGTTCGAGACCACGGCCGGCAATGCCCTGAGCTGGCCCGACCAGTACCTGCCGACCGCCCACCCGATGCGTAGCGAGGCGCGCAACTTCCTCCTCATGTGGGCTTGGTGCGAGGCCGGAAACGACACGTGGCGGGGCTACTGTCGAAAGCGGGGGTGGTCCCGGACGACGGCGGATCGCTGGCGGAAATGGGCGGCGGAACAGATCGCGGCCGGCATCAACGAGGCGATCCGGAGGGCAACGAGAGCTGCGAGAGGAGCGTGAGGATACAGCGGAGCCATTACAGGGTTTGCTGGACCACAGCGCTCGAGCGCACAACCTGTGATTCATGCGCATGGCACGTAGCCAGCCGTTAACCAATAGTTTACCGTTCCCTAAAGTTTCCGCCCGTCGCAACTGCCGGTTAAGCTGCGTGACGAAATATGATGTGCATGGAACTACAGCGGCAGCATACGGCTATGCCCCGGCGCACACGGTATCGCTCCCCGAGCGATATTCGTACTATTACGCTGCCGTCGTTGCTTGCCGAAATGCATCGGCCAGCCTTGGAGGCGCGCCAGCTCGATTTCTTAGCTTCATCTACGCAAGACGGTCTCGCCAGCATCTACTATTCTGGCGATCTATCGGCTCTCAGAAGCCGTGCAATCTCCATCGTCGGCACGCGCGAAGTGAGCGATGAAGGCCGTCGCAGGGCGAGGAAACTCGCACGCGAACTTGTGGCCGCAGGTATCACGATCGTCAGCGGGCTAGCAAAAGGTGTCGACACGGCCGCGCTCACAGCTGCCATAGACGCCGGCGGTAGAACTGCAGCTGTGATTGGCACACCGCTCGACAAAGCTTACCCGGCCGAGAATGCTACTTTGCAGGAGCTGATCTATGGCGAGCACCTGCTTCTTACACCGTTTGCGATCGGTGAACGAACGTTCAAGGGTAATTTTCCGAAGCGAAATCGAGTTATGGCTGCCATCTCGGATGCTACTGTCATAGTTGAAGCTTCAGATACATCTGGCACTTTGCATCAGGCTGCCGAATGCGGTCGGCTCAAGAGATGGCTCTTTATCATGCGGTCTGTAGCAGACGACCCATCCCTCACATGGCCGAAGAACTTCATCAACAAGCCAAAAGTTGCCGTTATTTCATCAACGCAAGATATTCTAGACGCGATTGAAACATGACGACACTCGTTACTCATAGCTTTTGCAAGTACCTAACTTCCACAGGAAATTGGCGCGACCAAGATTATCGCGCTCGAATAGTAGTTAAAAGCGTGAAGGGCGACGACTTCAAGGGCTATTGGGATCGCAAGATCGGCGACAAAATCGTTAGACTTGATGAGAACAACAAAGAAGTAACGGCAGATTTAGCCGCGTCGTTCATGGCGGCTCGTCTGAAGGACTTAGTGAATTGCAGTGTGACGCTCGTTCCAATCCCGAACAGCAATGCTTGCGTGGGTGGGCCGCGTGACTTTCGTACGCGACTTTTCGCCGATGCGATTGCCAAGCATGCAGGCGATAGGGTTGCGGTTAAGAGTGCCTGCCTCTGGAAAAAGCCTAAAGAACAGCAACATAAAACTGATGGCTACCGCCATGCATCACAATTTATCCCATTGCTAGAAATGGTCTATAAGCCAAAAAGACCAGTTATACTCATTGACGACATGATAACGTCCGGATCTCAAATGCTAGCGTGCACATATATCTTACGCGCTGCCGGCGTAGACGTCAGGTTTGGGATGGCAGTAGGACGGCAAACAACGGAACAAGAAGACGGGGTGCTTAAATGGGACGAGAAGGAAATATCCCAGCTCATCCTGTGACCTAACGTCAGACGAGTGAAATCCACTTGACAGTGGTGCCAAACGCCCCGGACCACGGCGCTCAAACCCGGTGAACGCATCGGGAACACGCATAGGGGCACCCCCGTGACCGCGTCGGCCAAGAAGTCGTCCAGCACCACCCGCATCTCGAACCCTGACCGCCTCGCCCTGATCCGCGCGAAGGCGGAGGAACGCCGGGCCGCGAAGGCCGAGCGCGTTGCCATGAAGGCGAAGCTCGACGCGAAGGCTGCGGCCGAGGATAGCGAGGCCCTGTCGGCTTGCCACGTGATCCTCGACCGCATGTCGATCCGTGGGGCCGAGGCCCGCGCCCGCCGTGAGCGCCAGAGCGGTACGGGGCCGTCGCGCAAGCGCGCCCGCATCGCCCGGGCCGCACCGATCACCGCGCGCGATGTCGAGGTGGACACGGGCAAGGCCTCCGTCCGCGATCCCTACGACCCGTCGAGCTTCATCACCGCCACCGTGAATCGCCGGGTCGACGTGCTCGCGGCCGAGCGTGGGGCGAACCGGATCACCGAGGCTCAGTTCCTCGTCGGCCGGATGCTGCAAGCGGCCTGGGAAAAGCAGATGGGTGTGCGCTCGGGTGGAACCTGGGACAGCACGACGTCCGGCGCCGGGCCCGGCTCGCTCGCGGTGTCCCACGCCTTCACCATCGAGGACATCCGGATGCTCGGCCGGATCGAGACCGCGAAGGCCGTGAAGGCGATGAACGAGCGCGCAGCCAAGGAGATCGGCCACAGCGGGGTCCGCTTCCTCCGTGCGATCCTGTCGGAGGGCTACAGCTTCGCGAGCTACGCCGAGGCGCGCGGGCGCGGGACCGGCGAGCGGGCCGCCTCGGACATCGCCAAGCGGTTCCGGTGGCTCCTCGAGGAGTTGACCGAGGCGCATCACACCGCGCGGGCTCCTGGTGTAGCAACGATTCGGGACGGGTATGCTGCCCAGGCCGATGCGGTCGGGGAGCGGCTGAATCGCTCAAAGTCTGCAGGGCTCAAACCAGCCGAGGGCTAGACATGACTTATGCGCTGCCCCACTTTTGGATTAACAACCTTTGCATTTCGAGCACCCTTTCCGACTTAAGACAGTATCCAAGATTTGTCGGCATCGACGAAACTGATATTGGCACATAATTTGTGGGCACAGGTTTCGCTATAATATTTCCTTCGGTAGTATACTGCGGGCCGCCCCATAAAACGCCCAGAAACATCAGTCGCTCACCGGCGGTGGTTGTGCCGGATGAATCGGTGAACATTCCACTGTTGGCAATGAGAACCGGTGAACCTGATGATCCTGGGAAGCATGCGGTGTCGACCATGAACTCCTTTTTCCCGTTGTAATCCGATCCAAATGGGGTTGCGGTGATCCCCCTTCTTATGATTGGGAAATTGTTTCTACTATCCCACAATCCGATTGGGTAACCTATCATGGTTATTTCTTCGATTGCGCGAATAGTTTTAGTTCTTGCTGCATCTGGTATGTCGGAACTCCTCAGCTGTCGAAAAAAAGGTCTCAAGCCCCTTTTCTGCATTTCGTTTAGAGCCGCTGATATGGGGAACATTGCCAGGTCAACTTCGGGATCTGGATGTAATTCCACGATGTTCTGAAAATTCTCCAGATCCAACCGAATGTAGCTTCCCGGAATAGGCATGCCATCTTCCCCCGCCTGGGAGATGTGAATGACAACTATATTCGCCCCCTCCAATACGTGCTTGTTTGTTCCGACTAGGCTCATATGGCCTTTGCTTGGCAAATCCACGCCGAAATGAAATCCTGTGCCAGTTGATTTGGTGCCGTCTAATCGATTTGCTTCAATTCTTACAGTCAAATATGGAACTTGATCAAGCAAAGAAAGCATTGCATAATTCCTACTTTAAATAGACTGCCGAACGGTTTTTCCAAGTTCCAAGGTGGCAGCCCGATGCAATGCGAGCAAGTGCAGAGTTGTCAGGCATCCTTGACCCGACGGGCGAAAACCGTCATCACGTCAACGTCGCACGACACGCGCCCGGGGCCATCAGCCGCCGGGCGTTCGTATGTCTGGACCCGTTTCCGAGCTTGAGCGTTCCCCTTGCGTGACGCCGGCCGGTATCCCTGACATGATCGGCACCCGATGATGACGGATCGCGAGCGCGCCGATCAGGTCGCCGACCTGCTCCGCAAGGCCGACCGGCTCCGCGTGCCGGGGCATCGACACACCGTCGACATGGTGATCGAGGCGCAGGACGAGCTTCGCGCCGGGCTTCGCCGCCTCTACCGCGATCTGGCCGGCGCCGACGTGCCCCGTGAGGCGCCGCCGCGCCGCTCCGTGGTCGCATCGTTCCAGACCGGCGCCATCGCCGGGACGCGCGCAACGGTGGCGTTCCGGGGCCGTCCCAGGGGCATCGCGGCGCGGGCTTGATCAGCCTTCGAGGCGCGCGGTTGCTTCTTCGGCTGAAATCGAACGCTGGAATACGACCTCTCCGTCATCCGTGCCGGGTCGGAAGGTCCATCCGCTGCCAAGCACGGCGAGGACTTCGCTCGGGTCTCCCGTGCCGATCTCCCGCTCGACGGTGGCGAGGTCGAACATGAACTGGTCGTGGCCCGCACGGAGGCCGCCGATCATTTGACTTGCGAGGTAGCTTCTGGCGCGGTTTGGGTCGGTCATGATGGCCTGATCCTGGGACTGCGTCGTCGGGGACATCATAGCCCGGCGCGGGTTCTGACGGGTAGCAAATCCCGGGCAAATCTTCTCGCGCGACCCGCGCGTGAAAATTCGGATGGCAGGGTTCAGCCGGAGCGCCGGATCGGCCCGCCACAGAGCGAAAACCGCCCCGATTTCCGAACTCTCGGGGTCCGCCAAGCTCTCGGAAATCCGAGACGGCCCGGCATCCGAACTCTTTGCAGAAGCCGAACGGGAAATCGATGATCGGATCGGCTCGCATCAAGCGGTTGAAGGGCCGCGCGACGAAGGCCGGGCCGACGGCGGCCGCCTCTAAGATCCGCGCCGTGGGGTACGTTCGCGTCTCGACCGACGGGCAGGTCGCGGACGGCCACGGCATCGACGCCCAGGACCGCGCCATCCGCGCATTCGCCGTGAGCCAGGGCTATGACCTCGTCGACGTCGTGCGAGAAGAGGGCGTCTCAGGCGCTTCGCGTCCTGCGGAACGACCCGGCTTTGTCCGCGTACTGGAGTTGGCTGAAGGCCAATCCTTCACGGTGCTCCTCGTCTACAAGTTCGACCGCCTCGCCCGTCACCTGCTCCACGCCGTCACCACGGTTCACGACCTGCGCGACCGCTTCGGTGTTGTCCTTCGGAGCGTGAGCGAGCCCATCGACACCAGCACGGCCATGGGGGAGATGATCTTCACCATCCTGGCCGGCATGGCGGCGCAGGAGCGGATCACCATCACCGAACGCACGATGGGCGGCCGGAAGGAAAAGGCGATCAAGGGCGGGTTCGCCGGGGGGCGCGCGCCCTACGGCTACACCCACGACCAGGACCGCAGGCTCGTCGTCGTCGAGGAGCAGGCCGCCGTGGTCCGCCGGATCTTCGCCGAGCGCGCCGCGGGCATCACGCTCCAGGGAATCGCGAACGGTCTCAACGCCGACGGCATCCCGTCGCCGACCGGCGGCATCTGGCGCGCCGGTGGCGTCCACTACATCACCGACAACCCGAAATATCAGGGGCACGTCGAGTACCTGTTCCGGTTCGGCGGCGCCGAGCAGCACGTGCTCCGGCCCGGCGACCACGCCGCCATCGTCTGATTCCCTCCCCCTGCGGGAAGGGTCATCGTTCCCCGGACCCGAGGCGCGATCCATGAACGCCGTCGCCCTCGCCCGCCGCCTCGCCGGTCTCGCCCTCACCGTCGAGCGCGACCGGCCCACCGCCGCGCATTGGGTCGCCGCCATGGCCCTCGCCGCCGAGGCCGAGCCGGTCCCCGGCCACACCCGTGAGGTCGCGTTCGTCGCCGGCCGCGCCCGCGTCCACCTCCATCCCCTTTCGCGCTGACAGGACCATGCCCGTGACCGAAGACGACGACGCGGCGGTCTATGCCTGTCCGCCGCCCTCCCTGCGACCCTTGCCGGGCGCGGTGATCCTGGTGAGCGCTGCGGCCCGCCGCCGGATGCGGACCGCCCTCGCCGGGCGCGAGATCAGCGCCGGCCGGGCCTCCCTCGGCGTCACCGGCCCCGATCCGGAGAAGCTGTCCGCCGAGGAGGCCATGCGGTGCTTCGGTGTCGAGCAAGGCGCGGCGTGACGTTGATCCGGCCGCGCCCGCCCGAATCCCTGCTCGGCCAGGAGGGATTCGACACGGCCACCCCGGTCCAGCCGGCTCACGATCTGCTCGCCTGGATGCGCGCGACCTTCATCGATGAGGACGCGCCGCTCCTGAACGAGGATCACGCCCACTTGCGCAGCGCCCGCCTCGGCGCGCTCTGGTGTGCCGTCCCGAACGCCCGTCAGGGCAACGCCGTCGTCGGCATGTGCGAGACGACGGCCTTCATGGGCAACCGCTGGGCCAAGGCTCGCTTCCAGCAGCAGATCGTCGGGTGGTTCGGCTTCATGCCGCACTTCCTGTTGACCTTCGACGCCGGGTTCGCCGACCAGTGCGACGACGCTACGTTCTGCTCCCTCGTCGAGCACGAGCTGTATCACGCGGGCCAGGCCAAGGACGCGTGGGGCGCCCCGCGCTTCTCGAAGACGACGGGCGAGCCGGTGTTCGAGATCCGGGGACACGACGTCGAGGAGTTCGTCGGCGTGGTCGCTCGCTACGGCGTCGGCGCGGCGGCGGGCCAGACGGCATCCCTGGTTGCGGCGGCGAACCGCTCGCCGATCATCTGCGAGGCAGAGATTGCCGGGGCCTGCGGGACGTGCGGCGGGCGCATCGCCTGACCTTGATCGGACATTGATGCCGCCATGGCGATGAACACCCTCTCGGACGAGGTAAAAACCTTCATCGTCCAACAGCTTGCGTGTTTCGACCCGCCCTCGGTGGTGGTGAAGGCCGTCAAGGAAGAGTTCGATCTGGTGGTCAGCCCCCAGCAGGTCGAAACGTACGATCCGACCAAGCGCGCGGGCCGGTCGCTCTCAGAGGTCTGGCGGGCGGTCTTTGAGGAGACCCGCGCCGAGTTCCTGGCCGATACGGCGCGCATCGGCATCTCGCACAAGGCGGTTCGCCTGCGCACGCTGGCCAGACTCGCCGACAAAGCGGAGCGGGCGGGCAACATGGTCCTGGTCGCCTCCCTCCTGGAGCAGGTGGCGAAGGAGTGCGGCGACGCCTTCACGAACAAGCGGCAGGTAGAGGCGAGCGGTAAGGATGGCGCCTCCCTCCTCGCCGGCGGCATCACCGTCACCTTCATCGACGGTCCCGGCAAGCCAAGCTGAGTTTCCGCGCAAGCTCGCGTTCCTGTTCCGACCAAGGCGCTACAAGATCGCGAAGGGCGGCCGCGGCGGGGGCAAATCCTGGGCGTTCGCCCGGGCGCTCCTCATCCTGGGCGCGGGCAAGAAGCTGCGCATCCTGTGCGCCCGCGAGTTTCAGAACTCGACGGCCGACAGCGTGCACGCGCTGCTCAAGGATCAGATCGACAAGCTCGGACTGTCCAGTTTCTATGATGTCCAGAACACCCGGATCACGGGAGCGAATGGAACGGAGTTCTCTTTCGAGGGGCTTCGGCACAACGTCACGAAGATCAAATCCTACGAAGGCGTGGACATCTGCTGGGTAGAAGAGGCCCGCACCGTCTCGAAATCCTCGTGGGACATCCTGCAGCCTACGATCCGCAAGCCTGGGTCCGAAATCTGGGTCAGTTTCAACCCGGAACTAGCCGAGGACGAGACCTACAAGCGGTTCATCACCCACACCCCGACGAATGCGGAAGTCGCTACCATCAATTGGTACGACAACCCCTGGTTTCCGCCAGAGCTGCAGCAGGAAGCCTTGGACCTTAAGGCTCGCGATCCGATTGGGTACGAGACCGTCTGGGAGGGCCACTGCAAACAGGTTCTCGACGGCGCGATCTACGCCAACGAGATCCTCGCGGCGAACGCCGCCGGGCGGTTCGGCAAGGTGCCGTTCGATCCGTCGAAGCCCGTCCACACGTTCTGGGATCTCGGCCGCGCGGATAAGACCGCGATCTGGTTTGCCCAAGTGGTCGGCTTCGAGTTCCGCCTGATCGCCTATTACGAGAACCGGGGCCACGCCCTGCAGCACTACATCGACGTGCTGCGCACCGTCGCCGAGGAGCGCGGCTACGTCTACGGCGAGCACTGGCTGCCGCACGACGCGCGCAACGAACTCCTCGCCTCGAAGCGCACCATCGAACAGCAGATGTGGGACGCGGGCCACCGGGTCCGCATCGTCCCGAAGCTCACCGTGGCGGCCGGCATCGACGCGGCCCGCCTGCTGTTCGCGCGGTGCTGGTTCGACGAGGACCTCTGCGCCGACGGCCTGCAGGCGCTGCGAAACTATCGCTACGAGGTCGACGAGGCCACGCAGCAATTCTCGAAGAACCCGCTGCACGATTGGGCCAGCCACGGCGCCGACGCCTTCCGGTACTTCGCGGTCGGCATCGCCGAGCCGCAGGGTCCCCCCAAGGCGCAGGACGGCCCGAACGACCGCTACGCGCGCCAACGGCGCCGGGCCGCACAACCCTCAGGATCGGCATGGACGGCATGACGGACACCGACGCCGATCACCCCGCCGTGGACGGCGGCGACCGCGCCGGCCTCGACAAGGAGGCGCTCTATCACCGCCTCAAGGCGTGGTTCCGCGTGGACCGCGACGCCTCCTCGCGCTGGCGGGAAGAGGCCCGGATCGACTTCGACATGGTGTCGGGCCACCAGTGGGCCCCCGGCGACAAAGCCGCCCTCGACGCGGCGGGCCGCCCGGCGATCACGTTCAACCGCTGCCTGCCGATCATCAAGGCGGTCGCGGGCTCGGAGGTGAACAGCCGCCTCGACATTCAGTACATGCCCCGCGAGATCGGCGACGCCGCGCTGAACGAGTTGCTGACCGAGGGCTCGCGCTACCTCGCCGACGAGGCCGAGGCCGAAGACGAGGAATCGGATGCGTTCATCGACCTCGCCATCTGCGGGATGGGCTGGGTCGAGATGCGCCTCGACTACGAGACCAACCCGGACGGCGCCTACGTCGAGGATCGGGTCAACCCCCTGGAGATGATCTGGGACGCTTCCGCCACGAAGCGCAACCTGTCGGACGCGCGTCGCCTGTTCCGGGCGAAATCCATGGACCGCGCCGAGGCCGAGGCGATGTTCCCCGACGCCGATCCGGACGATCTCGACGCGGCCTGGGCCGAGGATCGTGATGGCGACGGCCCACATCACCAGATCCAGCCCGGCCAGCGTCGCTCGGACCGGCCCGGCGCCTCCGACGAGGGCACGGCCCGCGTCACCATCGTCGAGGCGTGCTGGTGGGAGCGTAAGCGCGTCGCCATCGTCACCGACCCGACGACGGGGCAGGCCACGGAGATGGACGAGAAGCGGGCGGCCATCCTTGAGCGCCGCGCCGCCGCCCTCGGCATGACGGTCCAGGTCGCGCGCCGCACGAAGCGGGTCTATCGCCGGGCTTTCCTCGGTGGCGTGATCCTCGCCGAAACGGATTCGCCGGCCGGCGACCGGTTCCACTACGCCTGCATGACGGGCGACCGCGATCAGAACCGGAACTCCTGGTTCGGCATCGTGCGCCCGATGCGCGACCCGCAGCGGTTCGCGAACAAGTGGCTGTCCCAGACCATGGACATGCTCAACCGCCAGGCCAAGGGCGGCGTGTTCATGGAGACCGGCGCGGTGCCCGACCAGGCGCAGTTCGAGGAGAGCTACGCCAAGCCCGGCGGCGTGACGTGGCTCGCGGACGGTACGCTGGCGAGCGGCCGCATGAAGGAGAAGCCGCTGCCGGTCCTGCCGTCGGGCCACTACCAGCTGATGGAGTTCGCGATCATGTCGATCCGCGACTCCTCGGGGGTGAACCTCGAACTGATGGGCCAGAAGCAGCAGGAGCAGGCTGGCGTGCTGGAGTACCAGCGCAAACAGGCGGCCATGACCATGCTCGCCAGCCTGTTCGACGCCCTGCGCCGCGCCCGCAAGCACATCGGCCGGGTGCGGCTCTACATGATCCAGAACTTCCTCTCGGACGGGCGCCTCGTCCGGATCATGGGCGACGGCGTCACCCGCGTCGTGCCCCTCCTGCGGGACAAGACCGCCGGCGACTACGACGTGGTCATCGACGACGCCCCGGCCTCGCCGAACCAGCAACAGGTTGTGTGGCAGACCTTCACGTCGGTGCTGCCGATCATCAAGGACATGATCACGCCGCAAGTCCTCCTCGAGGTCTTGCCCTACTCGCCCTTCCCGGCCTCGTTCGTGGCGAAGATGCGCGAACTGCTCGCCGAGGCCCCGGCCGATCCGCAGGCCGAGGCCCAACAGCAGGTCGCGATGCGCACCGCCCTGGCGAAGATCGAGGATCTGACCGCCGGCGCGAACCTGAAGAACGCCAAGGCCGGGCGTGAGGCCGGGCTGACCAAGCACGACGAGATCGACGGCTTCGCGAAGGTGGCGGCGCTCGCCGCACCGCCGGAGCCGAGCGCCACGGCCTTCGCGGCCTGAGCCCGACGCGCGGCCGGTCGCGCCCCACCGGCTTTCGTACCCTTCACGTCACGAGGACCCCATGAACGACGGCTTCAACAGCACGGACGACAGCTTCAACGCCGAGGAAGAGGCCGCCTGGACGGCCATGGCGAGCGGTGAGGCCGTTTCGGAGCCCGCCAACGCCGATCTTCCCGCCACCGGTGGCGAGGCCGCCGCCGCACCCGTGCCGGCGCCCACCGGCAATCCGCAGGCCCCGGGCGAGGTCGTCGATCCCGAGGCCGAGGAGGGCGGCGCCGACGAGAACAAGGGCAAGTTCGTCCGCCATGGCGCGTTCCACCAGGAGCGCGAGCGCCGCAAGGCCGTCGAGCGCGAGCGCGATGAGTTCCGCGTCCAGATGGCGCGTATGGAAGAGCGCTTGCGGATCGCTTCGGAGGGCGCGCAGGCTCAAGCCCCCGCCGCCCAGGCTCCGCAGGCCCCGGCCCAGCCCGCAACCCCGCCCGATCCGAACGAAGACATCTTCGGCGCCTATGCCCACCTGCAGGCCGAACTCGCGGCCCTGAAGGCGGGTCAGACCCAACTCACCGAGGCGCAGAAAGCCGAGCAGGCCCAGCGCGCGGAGGCCGCGCAGCGCAACGAGGTGCTGACCGGCTATCGCAGCGACGTGCAGCGGGTCATGGCCGCGCGACCCGAGTTCGCCGACGCCTACGAGCACCTGTTCTCGAGTCGGATCCAGGAACTCAAGCTTCTCGGCGTGCCGGAGGCGGATGCGGTCCAGGCCGTCCGCGAGGAGGAGTTCGGCATTGCTCAGGCCGCGATCCAGGCGGGCCAGTCCCCGGCCGAGCGCCTGATGCAGATCGCGCAGATCCGTGGTTTCGCGCCGAAGGCCGCCGCCCCGGCAGCGCCCGTGGCACCCGCCGAAACCCCGGCCGAGAAGACCGCCCGCATCGCCAAGGGGCAGGCCGCATCGCTGTCGCTGTCGTCCGCCGGCGGCGCCCCGGCCGGTGAACTCACCCTCGAAATGCTCGCCAGCATGTCGGAGGCGGATTTCGCCAAGATGGAAAAGGCCAACCCCGCGCGGGTCCGCGCCCTGATGGGAGGCTGATCCGATGAAGCACCTGTTTCTCGTCTTGGCGCTGTGCGCCCTGCTACCGACGGCGGCCCTGTCGCGCGCGGCCATGGAGACGAACCAACTCGTCGACGACAACGGCATCCCGTTCGGAACGGCGACGAACCCCATCTACACCCTTGGTGGCGGCAGTGGCGGCGGCCCGACTGGTTCCGTCACGGCGGCCGGCACCAACGGCACGAGCGCTCAAGCCGTTCAGGGCATTACGGGCGGCGTGCCGCAGAATGTGCAGCTGCCGTCCGGAGCGACCACCACCACTGGCGCGCTTCAGCCGCCCACGGCAGCCTCAGGCAAGATCGTTGATACTAGCGTCACGCTGACGTCGAACACGTCGACCGTGCTTGTCGCCGCCCGCGCCACGCCCGGCGACCGCCTCGCCGTCGAGATCCAGTGCGACGGCACCGCCGTGGTCGGCATCGACATGAAGGGCGGTACGCTCACCAGCGCAACCGCTGCGCCCCGCGTGATCCCGTCCGGCTCCTACCCACTCTACACGCCGCCGGTCGCCACTCAGACCGCGATCACGGCTTACACCGGCACGGCCCAGACTTGCCGCGTGACGGAGTACCTGCGGTGATGCTGCGCCGGGTCCTCCTGGCGCTCATCGCGCTCGCGCTAGCGAGCGTCCAGGCACATGCGCAGCTGCTCCCCGGCCGGGCGCCAGGGTTCCGGCCGGGGTTCCAGTTCATCGGCGGGGCCGGCGGCTTCCCGGCGAGTGGCGCCGTCCTCGACTACGACTTCAAGGGTGACCGCTACAGCGGCCCGGCCATCTCGGTCTCGCGCGCCTCGCCGGCCTACATCGACGACAGCGCCGGCAACTGGACGCTCGTAGCCGCCAACGCCCTCAGGCGCTCGGACAAAGGCGCGCTGATCGAGGGCGCGCAGACCAACAGCGTCCGCAACAACTCGATGCAGGGAGCGGTAGCTGGGTCGCCGGGGACGCTCCCCAATCTGTGGGTTGCTTCCTTAGGCAGCGCGGCTCTCAGCCGTCAGGTGGTCGGGGTCGGGACGCTCAATGGGGTCGACTACATCGACCTGCGGGTATTCGGGACCGCGTCCAACAGCGGGGCCTGGCTCCCGCTCAACCTTCAGTTCGAGAGCGCGGGGGCGGTCGCCGCAGCAACAGGTCAACTCTGGACGATATCCGCATTCGTGCAGCTTGTCGCCGGATCGTTGCCCAGCAACGTTCAGTTGGAATTAGAAGAGTTGACATCTTCTAACGCTAACGTGCGTTATAACGCTAAGCTTATCACTCCCGACAACACCTTCAGGCGGTACGAGTTCAACTCGACGCTGTCGGGAGGATCGACGACCGCCGGAGTTCGGCCTGGGATTTGGATTTACGGCCCCACCACCGCCAATGTCCCGATCGATTTCACCATCCGCGTCGGCTGGCCGCAACTAGAGCAGTGGTCCTCCGCCATCACCACCGTAGGCGGCGCATCCTCCCCGATCCGCACGACTGGCACGGCGGCGACACGAGCGGCAGATGCAGTCAGTGCCAGCCTCACCGGGTTCAGCGTTCCGCTTACGGTCGCCGGGGTCATCCGCAGCGCCCCCTTCGCGCTCGCTGGGGCCGCTGTGCCGGCAAGGATCGGCACCAGTTCGACGGCAAGCTACCGCACACTCCTGAATGCGGCCGGCGGCTCTGTCGTCGGCGGCGAGACGGGCTCGGCTGGCGTGGATCTCGGGGCGCAGCCTTCTGCGGGCACCCGGTTCGCCTTCGCCTTTGCCGGCGACGCCGCCGGCCAGTCTGGATCGCTGAACGGTGGGGCTGTCGTCGGTATCGCGACCGGGCTGACCGCCGGGCACACCTTTCTCGGCATCGGCGGCAACGGGGACGGCAGCGCACAGACCTACGGCTACATCGAACGCCTTGCTCTGTGGCCTTATCGCGCCGCCAACGACAACGTGCGGACCTACGGCACACTCTCGAACTGGGGCGGCTGATGATCGACTATCTGTTCAGCTTCCCCGACGAGGCGACGGCCCACCAGGCGCTCGACCCGCTCGGCTTCGGCTTCCCGGCCGAGCCCGATGGTGAGGGCGGCACCCGGCCGGAGCGCTGGGACGAAAGCCGGGTACTGCCGCTCCGGGTCATCGTGGACGAACGGCGGATCGGCATGGACGAGGCCGGTAACCCGCTGACCTCGCCCGTTCCCGCCTCGGGCTACTGGCTCGCGGTGTCCACGCCCTCGCCCCGTGATGACCTCTACGCGCTTCACGCGTGCATGAGGGAGGCGGACCGGGATCTAGCGGAGGCGGATCGCCCCTACGTCCTGCGCGAGCGCTTCACGCTCGAGCAGCTGGCCCACCCCTGGCGCCTCGACCGGCAGTGGTGCGGGTGCGATTACTCGAACCTGGGGGCCTGACGTGCGCGCACGTACCCTCTTCGGCACCATCGCCAATGGCGTGAAGGTCAACCTTTGGGCTGCGGACCCGACACAGTAGCGGCTTGACCCGACGGCCGAACCTCGCGCAATAGGTACGCTGTCGCCAGCGCTGTGAAGACCCGCACGAGGGTCCCCCTCCGGCCTTTCCCGACATCCCGGTTCGACGCTCGCCAGACGCCCGCCTTCGCGCGGGCTTTTCGCGTTCGCCGCGCCGGTCCGCCCGGTCGCACGTCACGCGATCCGCCCGGCCGCGTCATCGCCTTCGTCCGCGCCCCGTCACGGCGCCCGTCCGATCACCGTCCCCAACGGCACATGGGGCCCGGCTTCCGTCCGCGCGGCGACGCACTGCCCGCAGCACCCGTCCCACGGAACCCCAAGCCCCAGAGGCTCCCCCATGTCCGTCACCACCTATGGGCTCAACGACGCCCTCGCCGTGAAGCTGTGGTCGAAGAAGCTCGCCACGGAAGCCACCAAGGCCCTCGATATCGCCCCCCTGTTCGGCGAGGGCGACAAGTCCGTGATCCAGGTCAAGACCGAGCTCAAGAAGGGCGTCGGCGACAAGGTCACGTTCGGCCTGCGGATGCAGCTGTCCGGCAACGGCTTCACCTCCTCGGACCGCGCCGAGGGCAACGGCGAGCAGCTCACCACGAACTCCGACGCCATCGTGATCGAGGAGCTCGGCAACGTCGTCAGCATCCGCTCGAAGAACACCATCGACGCCCAGCGCGTGAGCTTCGACCTGCGTGAGCAGGCCCGCGCCGGCCTCGCCGACTGGTTCCAGCTGCGCACCTCCGTGTCGTTCTTCAACCATGTCTCGGGCTTCACCCCGGCGAACTTCATCCAGCCGGATGGCTCCGGCGGCGTGAAGTTCACCGCCAACAACGCGGTCACCGCCGCGACCCGCGTCGTGCGCCCCAACGCCCGGGCCAACGACGGCGCCCTCGTCGCCGGGGACATCATGACCCTCGACCTCATCGACGCGGCGGTCGAGATCGCGAAAACCGGCGGCAACGCGGGCGACGTGAAGATGCGACCGGTCAGCGTCGACGGCATGGGCGAGATGTGGGTGATGTACCTGCACCCGACCCAGGTGACCCAGCTGCGCCGCAACACCGGCCAGGGTCAGTGGCTCGATATCCAGAAAGCCGCGATGCAGGGCGGCGAGGTCACGAAGAACCCGATCTTCACCGGGGCGCTCGGCGTCTACAACAACGTCGTCCTGCGCGAGTCCCAGCAGGTCACGATGGGCGTCGCGCCCGACGGCAAGACCATCCTGCCCACCGTCCGCCGCGCCGTTCTCATGGGCGCGCAGGCCGCCACCGCCGCCTTCGGCAAGGACAACGGCACCGACAAGTACCGCTGGAACGAGGAGCTGTACGACCACAAGCGCGAGCTTGAGGTCTCGGCCTGGGCGATCTGGGGCCTGAAGAAGACGACCTTCAACGGTCGCGACTTCGCCGCCATCGTGATCCCGACCTACGCCGTCAACGCCGGCTGATCCGGACCCGCCCGAACCTGACGCGCGGGCCGGTCACCACCGCCCGCGCGCCCTTCGCCTCATCCCGATCTGAAAGGGCCCGCCATGGCTACCAACGTCACTCCCTCCAAGCCGCCGTCCCGCTCGCTCCTGCACGGTCAGGTCGGCGAGATCCGCGCCCGTGTCCGCTTCGACGACAACCTCGCCACGGGCATGCCGATGAAGAACGCCTTCCCGGCCGGCGCCATCATCACCCGCACCACGGTCATCGTCAGCCAGGCGTTCAACGCCGGCACGACCAATCCCCTGGTGGTCGGCTCGACGCCGGGCGGCAACGACCTCGTCTCGGCCACGGATTCCGCCGCCCAGACCGTGGGCGTGAAGCGGCCCGACACCGCCACGGCCCTCGCCCAACTCCCTGCCGAGACCGTGCCGTACGTGTCCTATGTCCCGACCGGGACCGCGCCCACCGCCGGTGTCGCGGACATCGTGTTCGAGTACGTCGCGCCGCGCGGCTGATCCGCGATGAACCTCGCCTACTGGATGCTGCACGCGGCATCTGTCCTGGCGGCGGAGCCCGAGGCCCCGCCGTCATCTCCCGTCCCACCCGAGCCGAAGGTCGAACCCGATGCCGAACGCGCAGGGAAGGCCGACCCTCGGCGATCTCCTCGACGAGATCGCGGACGACCTGGACCGTCCGGACATCCCGGAGAAGATCGCGTCCGCCGTCACAAAGGCGATCCGGCATTACCAGCCTGAGCGGTTCTTCTTCAACGAGCGGATCCTGACGTTCCAGACCGTTCCGGGCGCCGACGTCTACGGCGGCGGGGATGCCTCCGAGATCCCCGGTCTGCTCGCCATCGACAACGTGGTGCGCCTCGAGAACGATCAAGCCTACACCCTGCAGCGGATCGCCGAGACGGACGTCGAACGGCTGGACCATCCGGCGAGCGCCACCCAGCCCTGCGCCTATTCGTATTTCGACCGGTCCATCCGCTTGTGGCCAATCCCGTCCGGGGCCTGGACGATTCGACTGGCGGCGCACATCGAACTGCCCGCGCCCGTGAAGCGCGACGACACCTCGCCCTGGGTGGACGAAGCCGTCGATCTCATCGCGGCCAGGGCGAAGCGCCACCTCGGCATGAGCGTGCTGCGCGACCCCGCGCTCGCCGCGTCGCAGGACGTGCTCGCGAACGAAGCGCTGCGCTCGCTGCGCGGGCGGACGAACCGCATCGCCTCCTCCGGGCAAATCCGGGCCCACGACCTCTGAAGGAGCCCGCCCTTGGCCCTGATCGGACTTGCCGCCTTCGAGCCGGACGTCGCATCCGTCGATAGCTCCGTGTGCGAGGTCGCGACCAACGTGGTGCCGCGCAAGGACGGGTATGGGCCGTTCCTCTCCCCGGTCCCGATCTCCCTTGCGCTGCCCGCCGGCTGTCGCGGCGCCGTCGAGGTGAACTCGCCGGGCTACGGCTTCCCGATCTACTTCGCCGGGACCGGGACGCGGCTCTACCGCTACAACCTCGGCACGTCGGATTGGGACGACGTCTCCCAGCCGGGTCGGACCTACAGCGTGCCGCCGGGCGACTACTGGTCCTTCGCGGTCTACGGCTCCCGGCTCCTGGCCTGCACCTTGGGCACGCCCGTGCAGGTCATCGACATCGACATCGGCAAGCAATTCGCCGATCTGGCCGGAAATCCGCCCCGCGCCCGCCACATGGGCGTCGTCGGCGAGTTCGTGGTCCTGGCCGGTCTCGCCGCCGATCCGAACGCCGTCGACTGGTCGGACCTCGGCAACATCGAGTTCTGGCAACCGGGCGTCGGAGGCGGGCATACCTCCGACCTGCAGATCTTCCCCGACGGCGGGGCGGTGACGGGGTTCGCCGGCGGCGAGTTCGGGGTCGTGTTCCAGGAGCGCGCGATCCGGCGCATGGTGTTCATCCCGAACTCGTCCGAGGTGTTCAGCTTCGAGGTGTTCGAGGAGAACCGCGGCGCCGTGGCGCCCTGGTCCATCGCCAAGACCGGCCCCCGAGTGTTCTACCTCGACCGGGACGGGTTCTACGCGTTCCAGGGCGGCGTTTCGGTGCCTATCGGTGCGGAACGGGTGAACCGGTTCTTCGCGGCCCGCGTCGACCCCAATCAGGTCGCTTCGGTGGTGGCGATCCGCGACGTGACCGGCCCCCGCGTGCTGTTCGCCTACCGCAGCCGAGCGGCCGACCCGTCGGACCCGACGCTCCTCGACGAAATCCTTCTGTACGACTGGCTCCTCGACCGCTGGACTTTCGTGGCGCTGCCGATCCGGTTCGGCCTCGTCGCGGCGACCCCGGCGGTATCCATCGACAACATCCCCGGCTCTCTCGACGATCCGGGCCAGAAGCCCCTCGACGATCCGTCCTATGCCGGCGGCGTCCCCGCCCTCGGCGTCATCACGGCGGACGGGCGCCTCGCTCTGCTCAACGGCCCGGCCCTCGAAGCCGTCATGCAGACCTCCGAGGCCATGATCTTTCGGCCGCAGCGGACCTTCGCCCGGGGCGTGCGGTTGAGCGGCGACGCGGACGATTGGCGCGCCGTGATCGGGACGCGTGAGAAACCCGCCGTGTCCGAGCCCGTTCGTTGGCGCCCGGAGACGAGGCCGAACACCCAAGGGTTCGCGCCGTGCCGCGCCTCGGGCCGCTACCACCGCGCCCGCATCCGCATCCCGGCCGGCGTGCCGTGGACCTATGCCGCCGCCATCGAGCCGGATGCGGTTCGCGAGGGCAATCAATGATCATCCCCGGCAAGGGCGAAACCCGCCTCGACCGCATCATCCAGGCCATCGGCGAGATGGCGACGGGCGGCTCGAACGCACTCGGTCGGGCCGATGTCGTCCTGGCGCCGGGCGCCGCCGAAACCGTTGTGACCGATTCCCTCTGCGCCCCCGGCGCCCTGGTCACGGTCGCGCCGCTGTCGGCCTCGGCCGCCGCCGCCGGCATCTTCCTGAAATCCACGGCGCGCGGCGCCTTCGTGCTCGGCCATACCGTGTCCGACGCCACCGACCGCGTGCTCCGCTACGAGATCCGGCGGCCCTGATGCATCTCCACCCCGTCGACCGATCCGACCTCGCACGCGCGTGGGCGGTCGCGGAGCCGTGGCTGGCCCGGGCCTGCGCCCGGCCCGGCTGTGACCTCTCCGTCGCCGATCTGCACGCGCTCGTCGCCGACGAGGCGGCCTTGTTGGTCCTCATTTTCGGCGACGACGACGCCCCCATCGGCGCGGGCGTCACCCAGGTCCGTGAACTCGCGGGCGGCGGGCGCTCCTGCTGTGTCCTGGCGGCCGGCGGCACCGACGTGCGCCGCTGGCGGGAGATCATGGCGCAGATCGAGGCCGGCGCCGCGCGCAACGGCTGCGAACGGGTCGAGTTCGTCGGCCGGGTCGGCTGGGCCGCCCTGCTCCCGGACTACCGGGTCGACGCCTACTACGTGAAGCACCTCGGGAGCGCGGCATGAGCGGCGGATCGAAGACCACCACCACGACGCAGAACTCGAAGACCGATCCGTACGCCGCGGCGGTCCCGTCGCTGCAGAAGATCGTGGATGCCGGCAACAAGGCTTTCGATTCCGGCGTCGGCTCTCAGGTCTATGGCGGCCAGCGCGTCGCCGGTCTCGGCGACACCACCCGCGCCGGCCTCGACGCCATGAAGGCGAATGCCGGGGCGACGACGGGCACGGCATCGGCCGGGAACGGCTTCCTCGGCGATCTCCTGGCCGGTGGCGGCTCGACGAGCGGCACGCGGGGCGCTACCGCCGCCCTCTCGGGCGTCGACCCGACGGTGAACACCTCCGGCGTGTCGAGCGCCGCGGCGCGTCTCGCCGATCCGAACAGCGTCGCCCGGACCACCGGCGCGGCCCTGGCCGGCGGGGCCTACGGCACGGACACCGCCGCGCTGACGACCCTCGCGGACGGCCTTGCCACGGGGCCGTCGCAGACCCGAACCTCGCTGCAGGACGTGGCGGACGGGAAGTTCCTCGGCGGCGCCAACCCGTTCCTCGACGATATCATCAACCGGTCCTCGAACGAGGCCGCGTCCCAGGTCGGGCAGAAGTTCGCCGCCTCGGGGCGGTACGGCTCCGGTCGGTTCGCGGCGGCCACGGCCGATGCCGTCGCCAACGTCGGCACCCAGGCCCGCTACGCCGATTACGAGGCCGAGCGCGCGCGTCAGGCGAACGCGGCCACGGCCATCGATTCCGCCGAGAACGCCCGGGCCGGCACCGTGGGCGGGCTTTACCAGGGCATCGCCGGGATCAACTCCGGCAACGGCGGCCTCGCCGCGACGGGCGCGAACCTGTCCCTCAACGCCGATGGCTCCGCGCTCACCGGTGCCAATGCCCTCGCGTCGCTTGAGGGCTCGAACGCGGATCGGTCGCTGGCCCGGGCCGGCGCGCTCCTCTCCGGTGCACAGAGCGACCGGGCGGCGGGTCTTTCCGGCCTTGGTCAGGTCTCGACGGTGCAGAACGATCTCCTCACGCCCGGCCGCACCCTGGCGAGCGTCGGCGCGGCCGAGGACGAGGCGCGCCAGCAGGAGTTGGCGAGCGCGCAGGACGTGTTCAACGAACAGCAGAGCGCCCCCTGGCGGCAGGCCGGGCTCCTGAGCGAGCTCGCCCTGCCCGTCGCGGCCTCGGGCAACACGACGACCGGGACGACGACGCAAAAGGTCCCGCAGGCGTCGCTCCTGCAGCAGCTTCTCGGCGGTGGCCTCGCCATCGCCGGCACCGCCTCGAAATTCTACAAGCCGGTCTGAGGGAGGACGATGAGCGCGGGCTTCCCCTTCAGCCTCACGCCGCCGGCCGCCCTGCGCCGCTCCGTGATCGATCCGGAGACGGGCAACCCGGTGATCACCTCGGCGCCCACCGGTGCGATCCAGCAGCGGTCGCAGGTACTCCCCATCGGCCGCACCGACAGCGGCTCCCTGGTCCCGGCCTTCCCGAAGGCCATGTTCGACGCGGTCGATGCAGCCCGCTTCCCCGGGCAAGTCCTGCGCGGGGAAAAGGACGTGTTCGATCCCGCCACGGGCCACGTCTCCGACGAGGCGATGGGCGCGGCGGCGGGGATCGCCGGTACGGCCATGACGGGCTCCTTGCCGTTCGGGGCGCCAAAGGGGGCTCTGCGGATGTTCGGCGGCTGGAATGCCGAGACCGCCGATCATGCCGCCCTGTCGAAGGCGCAAAATCTGAAAGCGACGGGCGCCGACCGGCAGGCGATTTGGGATCAAACCGGCTGGTTCCAGGCGCCCGACAACTACTGGCGCTTCGAAATCCCTGACGACCTCGCGACGCTTGGCACCCCCAAGAACGCGCCCCCAGGATACTCGCGCCTCTACCACGACGATTTGGGAGACGCCTATCCCGAACTCTGGGGTAGCACGCAGCAAAGCATCCGCGAGTCCCCCGTTATGGCGGGGCGATACGAGGCTCAAGACGGCGTAATTCATGCGCAGGGACCGACGGCGGCGGACCAGCGGAGCGTCGCTCTCCACGAGCTTCAGCACGCGATCCAGTCCCAGGAGGGGTTCGCGCGCGGTGCGAACCCGCGCAGCTTCACGGCAACGGACTGGGAGGCGGCCGGTCTGCCCATGTTGTCCGAGAGCAAAAACGCAGCCCAGGCACATGAGCGGTGGGCGCGCGACCAGTACCATCGAACGGCCGGCGAGGTAGAAGCGCGCAACGTCCAAACGCGTCGCGATTTCACTCCCGAGCAGCGTCGCGCCATCCCGCCTTGGGAGACGCAGGATGTGCCGGATGCCCAGCAAATCGTGCGTCCTTCCGATACGGCCCTCTTCAGCGGCGGACGCGGAGGCGTAGCCCCTGCGGCGGCAGCCATGGCCCGCCCCGAAGCACCCTCGAACACGCAGGACCCGCCGATGAGCGCAGGCATCCCCTACGGCCTCCCCACCGACATGAGCCCGGCGGACCTCGCGCGGTTTTTCGGCCGGGCGCCGATGGGAGCGCCGCAGGCTTTCACCGGCACGTCGGGCACGGTGGTGCCGCCGGAGGCTCAGGCCGGTCCGATGCCTCTGTCTCTTCGGGTGCCGCCGCGCGCATCGGCGCCGACTGCGCCCGATCTCGACCGCGGCGCTCCGGCCTCGCCCGATTTTCAGTCGGCCCAGCCCTCGGCCGGCGGCCAGCCTCCGCGTATGGCCGACATGCCCGCCCCCGGCGCCGTCCCGACCTCCGGAAAGTTTCCGGGGCTGGCGTCCCCGGCGCCGACGCAGCCGGCCGCATCTTCGGTGTCGGCCGGGGGCGAAGACGGCTTCGATCTCGGCGGCGCCTTGAAAAGCTTTCAGGCGAATGGCGGCGGGGACCTCCTCGTCGGCCTCGGCACCGGTCTGATGTCGACGCATGGTCTCGGCAACGGCCTCGCGGTCGGCTTCCAGAACGCGCAGAAAGCCGAACAGCAGCGGGCCGTGACCGGCCTTGCGCAGGCCGAGCTAGGGCTGAAACAGCGCAAGCTCGCGCAGGAGACCGGCGCCCTGGCCGGGAACGCCGCCATCATCAAGCGGGCCTTCCCGAACCTGTCCGACGCCGAGGCGGCCGCCGCCGGCTCGAACAGCGGACAGGTCACCGAGGCGCTGAAGATCCTGCGCGATCCGACCCATGGGCGGGACATCAAGACCGATAGCTCGGGCGTGAACCGATTCATCGACACCGGGAAGCCCATCTTTGCCGACGACGAGGGGAAGGCGGATTGGCAGCAGGCCAAGACGCCCGATGGCGGTACGATCCTCTACAGCAAGAGCGACCCGTCGAAGACGCAGGTTCTGGTTCCAGGCCAGCCCGTGCGGCCCGCCACGACGGAGGAGCGTGCCATGTTCGGCATCCCGTCCAACGTCCCGGTGAAGATGACGCCGACCGGCCCTCAGGCGATTGGCGGGGGTGGGACGAGCGTGAACGTCGACCTCGGCAAGAAAGCGAACCAGGGCCTGGACGAACTGACGAACGCGAAGATCTCGGAATCCTATGACAAATCGCAGGGCGCCATCGGCACCCTGAAGGCCATCAGCCGGCAGAAGCAGGCCATCGACGGCGGGATGATCACGGGCTGGGGCGCCGACTATCAGACCCAGGCCCGCAGTCTCCTGGCGAAGGTGCTCGGGCTCGACCCCGCCTCGGTCGTCAACTCCGAGACCTTCGACGCGGCAGCCTCGCAGAAAGGCGCGGAACTCGCGAAGGCGATTTCGCAGGCCGGGCACACCACCAACATGGACCTCCAACTCGGCAAGACCATCGCGGGTGGCGACCGCAGCAAGATCGAGCAGTCCATCCGGAACGCCATCGAGGCGCAGGAGCAGCTCGCGCGGGACACGATTGCCCACCACAACGAGTTCCTGAACAAGTACGCGAAGGTCGCCCCCGACACCGCCGACCGGCTCGGCGTGTTCCGCGTCGATACCCCTGAGACCTACCAGTACCGCCCGGCGGCCCCGGATCGCGCCGCCGTTGAAGCCGAGTTGCGCCGGAGGAAGGTCATCAAATGAGCGACGACCTCACCAAGCTGTCCACCGAGGACCTGTTGCGGATGTATCAGGCCAAGCCGGAGCCCGCTGCGGCTGCGGCTGCGGCCGCTCCCGCCTCCGACCTCAGCGCGATGTCCACCGAGGATCTGCTGCGAGTCTATCAGGCCCCGCGCCAGGCCGAGAAGCCGAGCGCGGCGCTGGACGTCGCCAAGACGATCCTGCCGGGCCTCGCGCGCGGCCTCGCGGGCACTATCGGCCTCCCGAATGCCGCCGTGGGGCTGATGGACCGATTCATGGCTGCTCCTGCCGCACGCGTCATCGGGAAGGCGTTGGGTGTCACGCCCGCGAATGCTCCGTTTTTCCCGAGCGACAGCCCGATTGCCGACGGCTTCCCCAGCCAGGAACAGATCCTCAAGCCCGTCGAGGCCGTCACCGGCCCGCTGTACAAGCCGCAGACCGTGCCGGGCGAGTTGGCGAACACGCTGGCCGAGTTCGCGCCCAACGCCCTGTTCGGAGGCGGTTCGGCGGCTCAGCGCGTCGGGCAGGTGGTCGTTCCGGCCCTGGCGAGCGAGGGCCTCGGGCAGGCCACACGGCAACTGCTCCCGGAAGCCGAGCCGGCCGCGCGTCTGGTCGGCGCCGTCGCGGGCGGTATCGGCGCGGGTGTGGCGCAGGCCCCGCGCGGCGGCAATGTCGTCATGCGCGAAGCCATGGATGGCATCACCGATGAGCATCTGACCGCAGCCCAGACCTTGCGCGAGAACGCCCGCTCGCTGCCCGGCGGCGGTATGGAGATCCCGCTGGACGAAGCGTTGAACCACGTGACCGGCGGCAAGGCCGGGCGCCTCTCCCAGATCAGCCGCGTCGTGGCGAACTCCGGGGGTGAGGGCGGCCGCATCATGGGTGACGTCTACGCCGCGCGGCCGGATCAGATCCGGAGCGTGGGCGAGGCCGCGCTCGATGCCATCGCGCCGCCGAACCTCGCGCCCTCGGCCCTCGGCCTCGACGTCCAGACCGCTGCGCGGGCGGGCGTGCGCCAGACCCCGGAAGGCATGGCGTTCACCCAGGCACGCGAGGCGGTGGGCCCGCGCGTCACGGACGACGCCGCCGGGCAGGTGATCCAGCCCGAGATGCGTCGCGTGGCGGATTCGCGCGAGGCCGCTCGCAGGGCGCAGGCCGATCAGGACTATGCCGCAGCCCGCGCCGCGCCGGAGAAGGTCGGCGTCGAAGGCACGGTCAGGGTGGAGCGTCCCGGCGAGCCCATCGTGACCCAGCCGCAGTTCTCGCGCCCGCAGTTCGAGGCCGATGCTCCGCGCCCCGTCGAGGCGTTCGAGCGCCCGGCCGGCGCGTCTCCGGATGGTGGCCCGGAGAGCCTTGCGCGGTTCATCGCCCGCAACGGCGGTCTGCGCCTCGACGGCGACGCGGCGGCGACGGATCTGCACCGCTTCAACATCCCCGGCGTCGGCAACGTGGCCCGTCCAGACGGCAAGAGCCTGGACAACTTCTGGCGCGAGCGACTGATCGAGGAGGGCTATTTCCGGCCTGATCCGGACGGCGGCATGGCGCGGGACATCTCGTCCGAATTGCTGCGGAAACTCCAGAACGAACAGCGGGGCGTTCCCTCGTACCCGCTCGACGCACAGGGCCGCCCGCGCGGGCGGGCGCCGGGTGGCGCCGCCGCCGACGAGTACGCCGCGGCGCGCTCCACGGCCGAAACCCGCCTCGCCGAGGATCTGACCCGCGTCGGCATCGACCCGGTCGGCGTGCATCCGGATATCCGCGACCGCGCCGTTGGTGCCCTCATGCGTGGAGAGATCGCCGAGCCGCTCGACGCCTACGAGCAGGTGGTGAGCCGGATGAAGGGGCCGCTCGAACCCTACGTGAAGTCCACGACGGTGACGGAGGAAATCCCGAGCGTCCGGTTCGGGCAGGTGAACCCGCAATCCGCCCTCGACGCCATCGACGCGCAGTTGCGCACGGCGAAGGGCGACGTACGCGGCGCCTTGGCTCAGGCTCGTAAGGACCTGTTCGGCCCCGGCGGCGAAACCGACTTGTCCGTCGAGGGGTTGCTGCACGCCCGCGAGCGCCTGGATACGGCGATTCGGACCGCGCGTGACCTCGGCGACGCCACGAAGGTTCGCGACCTTCAGATCGCCCGCTCGACCCTCGACGGCGAGTTGAAGGGCGTGCCGGAGGTCGCGACGGCGGATGCGAACTTCGCGGCCAATTCCCGGCCGGTCGAGCCGTTCGAGGGCGACACGCCCCTGGCTCGCGTCGTGCGGCAGGACCCCAACACCGGCCGCATGGCGACCCCGACGGAACAGGTGCCGGCACACCTGCAGGGGGCCTCGGCCACGCGCGAGTTCCTGGCGAACGCCACGCCCGCCGCCCGGCAAGCCTATGAGGGCCGCGTGGCGACCCGGATCCTCGATGGTGCCACGGATGCGCGCGGCAACGTCGATTCGAATCGCTTGAGCGAGGCGCTCCGCGATCAGGCCGACGTGCTCGCACAGATGCCGGAGGTCTACCGCAGGCTCGAGCACGTCGTGCGTACCCGCGACGGGCTGGCACGGGTCGAGAAATCGCCTCTCGGCCAGGTGGCGGCGACGGACGATGCGAAGCGTGCCGTAGCGGCCATTTTCCCGCATGACCCGTTCGGCAGCAATCACGTCGAGATCGGCAGCGCCATGTCGGCACTGGCGCGCAACAATCCGACAGCGGCCAGAGATCTCGCCCGAATCCATCTCGAAACGGCCTTCAACGCCGCGACCCGCGATGTGCGCGGCACCGCCTCGCAGTACGGCGGCGCAGGGTTCGCCTCGGCTGTGCGCGGCAACGACCAGCAGGCCAAGAACCTGCAGGCATCCATCCGCGCCCTGCCGGAGGGCGACACGATCTGGGCCGGCCTGGACCGCTTCTTCGCGACGCTCGAAGCGACCGGCTACAAGCCGCAGAAAGGGTCGGACACCGCGTTCAACATCGAGATCCGCAAGAGCCTCGCGAACGGCACCGGGCCGCTGGCCTCGGCCATCACGGAGGCGGCCGGCAACGCCGCGGCGGGCGGTGTCGCGGCGGGCGCCGGCGGGGCTGCCGCCGGCGGGTTGCTCGGCCTCAAGAAAGCGGGCTCCGAAGCGCTCCTGAAACACCGGATCGCCGGCAACTCGGAGCAGATCGCCCGGATGCTAACCGATCCGGCCGCGCTCCCCGACCTTCGCGCGCTCGCTCGGTCGCGCGAAGGCACCAAGAATGCCCAACTGTTCACGACCCGGCTCCTCGCCCTGGCGGATCGGGGCCGGACGTCCGGAAATCTTCCGGAGCGCAAAGTCCCATGACTTTGTGATGAGGCCCGTGGCGAATGCCACCAGCAGCACCCAGCAAAACGGGATGAGGACGTAGGCCAGGGGTGGCATCGGCTCGGCCGGTCTTGGCTCAGCGAAAAAGCTCAACCAGATCCCAGCGCCGATGGCGCCTGCCTGCGCGACCATCCAGAGGAGGCGGGAGAAGCGATTTGGCGGCCTGCTCATCGTACCGTCTCGCACGTTCCGGTCAGAACCATCGTCAGCCCGACCATGAAAAACACGGGCGTCGTCATGCCCTCCCAGAGCCTGACCCGGAAAAGGTTGGCCGAGGCCATGGACGGAGATGGGCCGGCAACCGCTACGAAATCGTTCTGCGATGACCCTTTCTGCGCGACGTGCCATCGCCACGTCGACGAGCCGACCCGGATCACGCCCGTGGCCGTATCAACCAAGATGCTCTGAAAGGACTGGAAGAGGGCCGTGTCCGTTCGGATCGGCAGCATCCGACCGTCGTTGCTCAGGTCGCGACCTTCGATGGCCTTGCACCGATAGACAGGCTCTTCACCCGCCGTCGCCGGCAGCACCCACCCCACCGCGAGCATGACGGCGGTGAACAGGGCCAGGGTGACGGGGACGGCGAGCCAGCGGGGCATCAGCGGTGCACCGAATGGCTTGGCGAGCGACTCATTGAGGAAAGAGTGATTCAGTGCGCGCGACGGGCGAGCCACGTCACGCCGAAGCCCAGGGCAAGCGCGCCGAGGGCCCAGCCGATCACAAGGTAGGATTGCGGGTCGCTCATCGAAGCCCCCTGAGAATGCTGCGTCCCATCCAATGTAGGACGCCGCTGACCACGATACAAACGAGGGACGTGAGGGCGGTCCGAATCGCCGCCGAGGGGTCTATCGGTCCCGGCAACCTCTGGGCGAAGACGGGCGCCAGTCCGCCTACCGCCAGCACGGCGACGGCCACGCCGTTCACATAGGTCGCGGTCAGCTTCGCGCGCTCATTCGTGACGAGTTTATTGCGCTGATCGAGTTCGTCAGATGCCAATTTATAGCTCCTTTCTGTAGTAAAGAACTCAACTGGCGGTTCTTTCTCATATGAAGGTGCTCACGCTATTCGAGGTCATCGTCAATGAGAAAAACTCTGCAGGGCATCGCACGCCAAGGCCGACGGCCCCGGAAACTTTCCGGACCTCCGATCAATCCGCCGGCTGAACCACCGGCGTCGGCGAGCGCAGGAAGATCAGCATGCCGCCGGCCACGGACAGGCCGAGGGCGGCGGTGACGAGCAGGAAGAACCAACGGGGCATAGTGTCGGCGTAGCACGGCGTTGGGACGGGACGAAGCGGGCGAAACTTTCACACCCATGCGGCTTGACCCAGGATACAGCTTGACCGAGTAGTCGCAATTTAAGATGCTGCCTCTAAGCAATCGATGGTGGCCCATGACAATCGTTGTTACTGTAAAAATCAATGATGGAATAGTTCTGGCCGCAGATAGCGCAACATCATTTTTTAGAGATGATGGTAACGTATTAAAGATTTATAATAATGCCAACAAGACATTTAATCTGGTTAAGGGGCTATCTATTGGTGCGCTGACATTTGGGTCGGGCGGTATTGGGTCGTCGTCAATATCAACTTTGACGAAAGATTTACGACGACGGCTGTCCGGGGAAGATCCTGCCCATCTAGATTGGAAACTAGACCCTAATAATTACACGTTGGAAAGTGTCGCATCGAGGGTAAGAGAATTTTTCTTTGAGGATAAATTTCTATCTGCTTATGGCGACAATCCACCAGACGACTTCATGATGGGATATAAGTTGTGTGGATACAGTTCAGGTGCTGAGCAGCCTGAGCTATGGGACGTTCCAATAACAGCCGAAGGGTTGGTTCCTAAAATTATCAGGGACACGAGTTCCTGTGGAGCGAACTGGGACGGGGAGTATGAGGCAATGGACCGCCTGTTCTTTGGGCTTGGAAGTAATTTCAGGCTGGCGCTGTTAAACCGTGGCCTTCCGGCGGATCAGGTAAATGAGATTTATCTTGGTCTAGCCAGCGAGCTAAGCGCTCCGCTAATTATCCCCGCAATGCCCATACAAGATGCCATTGAGCTGGCGCGTTTTATGGTGGAGACAACCATCCGTTACGTTCGCTTTAACCTGCGTAGTGAGACCGTAGGTGGCCCGATTGAGATCGCGGCAATCACGAAGCACGAGGGCTTCAAATGGGTGCAGAGAAAACTTTTTTACCAGAGCGATCTGAACCCGCCGGCTGGGTAGAAGCCCTGCAGCAAACATTCAGTTCAGGCCGCAAACTCGCGGATCTGAAAAGTCCTGATTTTCGATTCGTCGATTACCCGCATCAGAAGCCAAATCTATCGAACTCAAGCCATGCCCAAAACGCTATCTCCGGTGGGGCTTCCAGCCGACCGACCGAAAGTTGATGGGCAAAAACCTTAGAGCATCTCCCCCTTGACCCGACGGGCGATCCGCCCGAAACAGCCATTGTCCAGCGCCTCGCGCGCCAGACCCGAAGGCCGCTCCGCAAGGGCGGCCTTTCGCGTTCCCGGAGACCGCCATGCCGTTCGATCCCAAGGTCGCCTCCGCGATTGAGGGGGCGGCCCAGCGCTACGGGCTCGCCCTCGCCTATCCCGGCTACATGGAGCGGATGGCCGGCATCGAGAGCAGCGGTAACCCGGCCGCCTATAACCCCTCGGGTGCCGCCGGCTTATTCCAGTTCATGCCGAAGACAGCCTCGGCTTACGGCCTCGCCAACCCCTACGACGCGGCCGAGGCGTCCGACGCGGCGGCCCGGTTGACCCTCGATAACGCCAAGGTGCTGCGGCGCGCGCTCAATCGTGAGCCCACGGCCGGCGAACTCTATCTCGCGCATCAACAGGGCGCCGGCGGCGCCTCGAAGATTCTCACCAACCCCGATGCCTCGGCTGCTTCCCTGGTCGGCACGAAGGCCGTTACGCAGAACGGCGGCTCGGCCGGAGAGACGGCGGCCCAGTTCGGCGGCCGGTGGACGGGCAAGTTCGATGGCTCGGGCCCCGCCATGTCGATGCCCGGCGAGGTCGCGCCCACCACGGCCCGCGCGCCCTTCGATCTCTCCGGCCCGGCCTCGAGCGCCGCGCCGGCGCCGACGATGCCGGCCGAAGCCCCGAAGACCGATAACGGCCCGGACCTCGGCTCGATCATGAGGCTGTTGAGCGCTTCGCAGGGCGCGGCGGCACCTCAACCCGGCGCCGAAGCCGCACCGGCGCCGGCTTTACCCGCCCCGCAGCCAGCACCAGCGCCGCGCCCGGCCGCGTTCGACGCCACGAAGTTCCTCAGCCTGCTGCCAACGCGGCGCTGATCCGCCCATCCACGCCCTCCCGCTCGGACCGACCCGGACGTCTTGCGTCATCGGGGCCGTACGCGCGCGCCTGCCTCGGGATGCTCCATGACCGGCCTCATCGACTTTTCCAGCGACGCGGCCTCGAACGATCTCGCCGCCCCTCCGATTCTCTGGATCGAAGGCCAGCCGGCCAAAACCGTGAACAACTCGATGCGGGAGGTCATGGCGGCGTTGGCCCGCTGGCGGGACGACAACGCGGGCGCCCTCCTCGCTACGCGCGGTGCCGGCGACGCCTACACGGTCTCCACCGGTCAGATCTTCAACGCGGCGAGCGCCGCTCGAGCGCACACCCTCTCGTTCAACGTCTCCGCGCTCAACGAGGGACCGGCGACCCTCTCGCTCGACGGGCAGGCCGCGCTCCCGCTGCGCCGGCCGGGCAACATCGAACTCGGCCCCCGCGATCTTCGCCCCGGCATCGTCTACCGCGTCGTGCGCTCGACCACGGCGCCGGTCTATCTCATCGTCGCGCCCACCTTCGCCGAGTGCGGCACCGTCTCGGCCTTCGCCTCCCCGGCCGTCCCCGAAGGCTGGCTGATCTGCGACGGGCGATCCCTGTCGCGGACGGCCTATGCGGCGCTGTTCCTGCTGATCGGCACATCCCACGGCGCCGAGAACGACAGCACGTTTCGGATTCCCGACCTGCGCGGGCGCACGATCTTCGGCCTCGATAGCGGCGCCGGCCGGCTAACGGGCGCGGGCGGCCTCGGCGGCGACCTCGGTAACGTGGGCGGGTCGCAAACCGTCACCCTGACGGAGGCACAGCTTGCCCCTCACGGTCACGGGGGCTCGACCGGCAACGCGGGTGGGCACGACCACGGCGGTTCGGTCGTGGCAAGCGGCCAGCACAGCCATGGCGGCGGAACGGGTGCGGCCGGCGCCCACAGCCACACCGGCGCGACCAGTGCAGCCGGCGCCCATAGCCACACCGGCACGACCGAAGTGGGCGGCGCTCACATTCACCCCATCGGCTACAACCGCGTCTCGATCTACCAGACCGGCGGGTCCGGGGTTGCCGTCGCGAGCATCTACCCCGGCGTGGTGAACGCGGGCGGCGCCACCGACAGCGAGGGGACCTCCTCGGGGCAGCACCAACATTCGCTCACGACGTCGGGCGTTGGCGACCACGCCCATTCGCTCACGACAGACAGCGTCGGCGATCACGCTCACTCCATCGCGCTCGATGGCCAGCACGCCCACGGAATCCCCGCCGTTGGCGACCACGCCCATTCGCTCACGATCTCGGCGGCCGGCGGTGGGCAGGGACACCCGAACGTCCCGCCCGGCCTCGTGCTGACCCTCGCCATCAAAGCCTGACCGGAGAACTGATCCATGGGTGTCCTCGACTGGTCGGTGGTCCCGGCCCAGAACGCGATCACCGACCCCGCGATTCCCGCCCGCGACGGCGCGTCCGCTCGGGAGTTTCCCGGTCAGTCGCGCGGCATCATGGCGGGGGTCGCGGCCCTCGCCGCGGATCAGGGGGGCGCCCTGGTCTCGACCGGCACGGACAACGCCTATGTTGTCGCGACGCTGTCGGGCGTCACCACGCCCCAGGCCGGAACCACAATCTCGTTCTGGGCTGATCGCGACAATACCGCTTCGCCATCCCTCAACATCGACGGAACCGGGCCGAGGCAATGGCTCAACGGGGACGGTGTCCCCTTGCCGGCGGGCTCGATCCGGAAAGGGGTCCTCTACACCGTCGCGTGGTCGTCCGCGCTGGTCGGCTCGGCGCCGGCCTGGCGTCTCGTCTCCGGCGGCAAGCAGATCGCCGCGGTTTCCGACGTTCCCGGGCTTCCCACGGCGTTGAGCGGAAAGGCGAGCCTCGGCCATACCGCCGCGCCCGATGCCGATTACCAAGCCCTCGTCACCGACGTGCAGATCGGTTTCCCGGTCCTGACGGCCGCGCGCACGGTCTACTTCCCCGACGTGGACACGTACCCCCTTGGTCAGGATTTCGTCGTCGCCGACGAGTCGATGCAATGCTCCCCGGACAGGCCGATCATCATGGCGCCGGGGCCTGGCACGAATGATCAGATCGGCGACGGCACGCCCATCGCCATCACTGCGCCGAACCAGGGCCTCCGCTTTCGTCGAGGTCGCGCCAATCTGTGGATCCTCGTCTGATGAAGTCCCTGTGCATCCCCTCCGCTGCGGCAATCATGATCGCAGTCGGCCCGGCCTCGGCCTTCGACCGCGTGCTGCCGGCCCCGCGCATCAAGGACAACGGCGACATCCGTCTGTCCGATGATGTCCGGATCGGTCGCTTCCAGGGTGGACGCTACAACGCCACCCCGGATTCGATGACGATCCAGTCCCTGAAAGCCCCGGCATTTTCCGAGGCGTCCGGCGTACTCGGTCGCGGCATCATCTTCGACAGCGGCGGAAGCGTCGACACGCCGACCACCTTCACGATGCCGACGGACAAGCAGTTCGACTACATGGGGTGGCGCCAGACCATCCAGCAGACCGGCGGCTCGAAGGTCTCGTGGCTGGACTTCGACCTAGTCGTCAACGGCGGACGCGCCGACGCGCCGGGCGTTCCGGGCTCGAACGCCTACTTCCACATCGGCAACATCACGAACAACGGCCCCGGCACCGTGGCGGGCTCCTATTCGCGCGTCACCATCGGGACCGACAACACCGGCGGCAACGCGATTGCGTTTAAGGGCGGCGTCTCGACACGTCCCGGTGCCGGCACGACCGCCGGCTTCCAGATGTCGGTGGACAGCACCAGCGCCAGCAAGCCGGTGGATTTCGGGTACTACCTTCAGTCCAACAATTATGGCGGCTTCGGCTATGGATCGGTCAATTATGGCTTCCTTGCCATGCAGAACGTCCATGTCGAGCAAGCCCTGATCCAGGGCTTTGCAGGCGGAGCGGGTGACGCGCTTCGATGGTTGTCCGTAGACGGCACCACCTATCTCGCCCGCATCGACAAAGCGGGGGCCGCCTCGTTCACCCGTCTGGATATTCCGAACGGCCCCACGCTTCGATCTGACCGGCTCACGATGCCGGCCCAGGGCATCGTAAGCCTGCCCAATGCCAACCGGGAGTTCCAATTTCAGGGAGTGGACGCCGGAGACCGCGTCCGCGTGACGGCCGGCGGCGTGGGCGAGGTCATCTCGCTCGATGCCAACCAAAACCTCGGCGTTGCCGGGTTCACGGACCGTCAGGGTGCCACCAAGTCGATCCTCATCCCGAACGGCACATGCGCCACGGCGGCGCCGACCGGCGGCGGTGTCCTGTGCGTCGAGGGTGGTGCGCTGAAGTATCGGGGTTCCTCCGGCACGCTGACGACCATCGCACCGCCGTAGCCCGCCCGCCGCGCCGCCTCCGGGACGTCTCCGGGCCGCCTGCTCCACGCGTGAAGGGTGCCGCGATGACGCCCTTCCTCGCCGCCCTGTGCGGCCTTTTCCTCCTGTGCGAAACCGCTCCCATGCCCCTCGATATCGACCGCGCAGCATTCTTCGACGCCGTGCGCCGCTCCCCCTTTGCCGGGCACCTGACCCAGCCCCAAGTCGACGGCATGGGGGCGATCCTCACCGCCTGCCCGGCATCGGTATCCATCGACGCGGCGGCCTACTGCCTCGCCACCACCTTCCACGAGACGGCTCGCACCATGCAGCCCATCGAGGAGTTCGGCCGGGGCAAGGGGCGGAAGTACGGCCCGACCGGCTTCTGGGGGCGGGGCTACGTGCAGCTGACCTGGGAAGTGAACTACGCCAAGGCGACGAAGCGCCTGCGCAGCCTCGGCATCCTGAAAGCCTCCGAGGATCTGGTGAAGACGCCCAACCTCGCGATGCGCCCCGACGTGGCGGCCGCGATCCTGTTCTACGGCATGATCGAGGGCTGGTTCACGGGCAAGAAGCTCGGCGACTATTTCGCTCCCGGCCGGGCCGATCCGGTCGGTGCCCGGCGCATCATCAACGGCACCGACTGCGACAAGCTCATCGCCGGGTATCAGGCGCAGTTCCGGGCGGCGCTGCTCTCCTCGGTACGGCTTCCGGTCGAAGGATCGGTCCCGAAACCGCCCGACCCGCTGGCGCCGATGACGGCCCGATCCGCCCCCGAGACCACGTCCAAGCCCGCCCTCACCGGCGGGCTTCTTCGTTCCGGGGCCCAGGCGACCGGCACCGCCACGCGCGGCCTGCTCAACGGGCTCTTCTCCGGCATCCACAACGCCCTGGCGCGGAAGGTCTGACCCGATGGACATGCTCAAGCGCGCCAACGCCCGGCTGGCCGGGCTCCGGCTCTACCTGCTCGCCTTCGTCTTCACCCTGCCCGACGTCCTGGCGGCGCTGGTCGGCTTCGACTGGTCGCCGCTTCTCCCGACCGGGCATGAGGGCCTCGGCGTCCGGATCGGCGCCGGTATCTCCCTCGCGCGGCTGGTGCTCGTCCCGGTGCTGAAGGGGATTCGGGACGCGGCCCGCCGGACCGGACCGGACGGGGACCCACGCTGATGGAATGGTTCCTCAACCCCGTCGGCAAGATCGCCGGGCTGTTCGGCTCGGGCCTCATCAAGGTTCTGGGCAACAGCGTGCTCGCGCCGATCCTCAAGACCCTGGAGAACGGGCAGAACGCGCAGAGGGACGTCGCGGTCTCCATCGTCCAGGCCGAGATGTCGGCGAACCAGGCCAAGGCCGCCATCGCACCGGCGTTCAAGGGCCTGATCTACGGCATCGGCATCCCGCCCGCGATCCACTTCGGCGCCCTGTGCCTCTCGGCGACCTTCGATCTCGGCTGGCCCGTGAAGGATCTGCCGGCGACCTACGTGCCCATCGAGGCGACGGTCCTCACGGCGTTCTTCGTCTCCTCGCCCCTCACCACGCTGGCCCGGGCCGGCGCGGCCCGCCTGCTGAAAGCCTGAGCCATGGATTCGTCGTTCCTCTCGGCCGGCCCGCTTTCCTGGGCGCAGATCCTCGCGTTCGGCCTCTTCGTGGTCGCGCTGCTCAAAGGGTACGACTGGATCGCGGGCAAGATGCGCGCCGGCACGAAGGACGCGGTCTCGCCACTCACCATCGACATGGCGGCGGTGAAGATCCAGATCGCCAGCCAGGCCGAGGCCCTGAGCGCGTTCAAGATCGAGGTCGCGCAGAAATACGTGACCAGCGACGTGATCACCCGCCTCGAGAGCCGGATCGACGGCATGGTGTCCTCAGTTCGTGAGGAGATGCGGGCGACGCGCTCCGAGGTGATCGAGGCGGTTCTGAACGGGCGCGCCCCGCACCGCTGATCCGCCTACCCTTCGCCGTCCGCATCGCGCCCCGGGGCTTCGGCTCCGGGGCTTTCGTCGTTTTAAGCGCCCTGCAGGCTCTCGGCGAAATCCTCCGGCACCTCGCCGAACTGTCCGAGGATCGTCGCCGCCTTGAGTTCGCCCGTCTCGTCATCCGCCACCACCTTGAGCGCGGCTGTGCCCGGCATCCGCGCAGCCATGGCTTCGGCCTTTTTCAGGGCACCGCTTTCCGTAGGTGACACCTCACGGTCGCCCGGCACCAGCCGCTTCCGCTTGATCACGAACGTCTGCACCAGGAACGTCGATTTCATCGCCATCTGACCGTCTCCATACACAGGCGTCACCGGGCGCCGTCCCCGCTATCCACACGCAGCATTCACGAGCTTGACCGTGGAACCGAACGCGCGCTTGTTCTCTTTCTGTTCTAACACGAAAGGAACGCGTGGTGGGCCTTTTTCAGGTCGCGGAGCTTGTGCGGGACGGGGACAATCTCGTCCGCATCCCCATCATGGGGCAGGCGCTCTGCGCCGGCTTCCCATCGCCGGCCGATGACTTCTTGGAAGGCGCCCTGGAGCTGCCGCGCTGGCTCGCGCCGAACCCGCCCGCGACCTTCGCTTGGAACATCTCGGGCGATTCCATGCGGGCGGCCGGCATCTTCGACCGCGACCTCGCGGTGGTGGACCGCAGCCTGAAGCCCGGCAACGGTAGTGTGGTGGTGGCCGCCATCGATGGCGAGATGTCGGTGAAGCGCCTGCGCATCGAGGGCAACGTCGCCCGCCTAGCCTTCGAGAACCCGGACCTCCCGGCCTTCGCAGTGGAAGAGGCGGCCGAGGGCGAGATCTGGGGCGTGGTCCGGTTCTCGATCCGCTGGCACATCGCCCGCGCCGGCCTCGTCCGATGAGCCGCGCCATCGCGCTGATCGACGGCAACAGCTTCTACTGCTCATGCGAGCGGGTGTTCGATCCGAAGCTCGCCCGCGTGCCGGTGATCGTGCTGAGCAACAACGATGGATGCGCCATCGCCCGTACCGCCGAGGCCAAGGCCCTCGGGATCAAGATGGGCGATCCGTTCTTCAAGATCCGGGAGCAATGCCGCCGCGAAGGCGTGCGCGTCTTCTCCTCGAACTACACCCTGTACGGCGACATGAGCGCTCGCACGAACGCAGTCTATCGCGATTTCACGCCCCGGGTCGAGATCTACAGCATCGACGAATCGTTCCTCGACCTGTCCGACGTCCACCCGGATCTGCGTGTCGAGCTCGCCCGCGATCTGCGCGCCACGGTTCGGGCCTGGACCGGCATCCCGACCTGCGTCGGCATCGGCGCCACGAAGACCCTGGCGAAGCTCGCCAACCACATCGCCAAGACTATTCCGGAGTTGGGGGGCGTCTGCGACCTCACCGACCCGGTGGCCTACGATCACTGGCTCTGCTGCACCTCGGCCTCGGAGGTCTGGGGCGTCGGCCGGGCCTCGCTTGCCAAGATCACCGCCATGGGCGTCGACAGCGTCGCGGATCTGCGCGACCTCGATCCCCGGCCGGTGCGCAAAGCCATGACGGTGGTGGGCGAGCGCATCATCCACGAGCTGCGCGGCGTGTCGTGCCTGCCCCTCGAACTCGTGCCGGCCCAGCGCAAGGGCTGCGCCGTCACCCGCTCGTTCTCCCGCCGCGTCGAGGACCGGGCTACGGTGGAGCAGGCGGTGGCCGCCCATGCGACGCGGCTCGGGGAAAAGCTCCGGCGCGAGGGCCTGGGCACCGACCAGCTCACGGTCTTCTACCACACCTCGACCCATGACCGGGGCGACCCGATGCGATCGGTCTCCACCACCGTGACGCTACCAGAGGCGACGAACGACAGCCTCGTGCTGATCCAGGCGGCGCAGCTCGGCGTCGCCCGGACCTGGCGCGAGGCGCCGGGGGATCGGCCGTGGCGCTACAGCAAAGCCGGGGTCATCACCACGGACCTGATGCCGCTCGCGGCCTCGCCGCGTGCCCTGATCGGCCGCCTCGACCGTGAGCGCAGCGGCCCGCTGATGGCGGCGATGGATGCCTGCAACAGCCGGTTCGGGCGGGGGACCGTGGTGCCGGCACGGGCAGGGCTCACCGAGAAGCGGACGTGGTCGACGAAGTTCGAGATGCGCTCGCCCCGCTACACCACGCAGGTGGCCGAGTTGCCGACAGCGCACGCGTAACGACAAGGCGAGCGTATCCATCATCGGCCACGCAACCAGAGCGGCACCCATGAAGCCGAAGGCATGACGAAGTGGGCCTAGCGGCGACCAGGGCTGATTCCAGCCGCCGCCCCGGGATTGTGGCCCTTAGTGCCGCTGCACTGGGCCGTCTTCTGGCTCAAAGTTACGCGCGATCACTCGCCCGATTTGAAGCATCAACTCCCGCATCTGTTGGATGAGGTGCGGATCACCGATCCGGAATATTTCCTCGGCGAGCGCAAGAGTACACTCCCCCAATCGCTCCCGCGTTTCTGCATCTAA